TTATAACCAGTACCAAACATTATATCTCCTTGTTCAGCTTCAATCTTAATACTAGTATGAAGAGGACTAAGTTCTGTTAATCTTATAACGTTATCAGAGATACCATCGAGTTCACGATTACCTTTAGGAGAGAAAACATCTTTCACATATTCGATAGTCTCTAAATTGATTATTTCGTCTACCTGTTCGGGAAGTATTGCTCGCACAGTTTTCATGCCCATTTGTTGAGCTAGAAGCATGAACTCGTTATGTATCTCTGCTACTTTCATAATAAATAGTTATTATAATTTTAGTTTAGTTTCAAGTGCTCTTTTATAATCAGCATTTTCGGGATTACTGAAATAAGCTAATGCTTCTTTCATGTTAGCTCCGATAAATCCACCTTCGGGAGTAAGAACAGTTTGATTAACATCAGAACGAACTAGCTCACCTTTGGCAATAGCTTCTTCAATGAACGCTTGAAGCTCAATTTGTGAATTGTTAAACAGTTTGTTGAATTTCTCCGGCTCTTTAATTGCAAAGTCATCAAGCATCTTTTCTTGAATAGTTCTATCGAGTAACAAGTTAGATAATACATCTTGTTTGTTACTAGCAGAGTAACATACGAAAATAGCTTTGAACTTAGCATCGTTATCAATAGCGTCAAGATAATTACGTCTTGCTTTGTTAGCCTGAATACGACTACGTTTCAAACGATTAGCTTCACGTTGTTCATCTTTTATGTAGAACTTGATTCGAGAATCAAAACTAATAACAGATACGTCTTTAGCTACAATCGGATATAATAAGCAATGACGATATGCAAGATAATCATCTACTTTAATAGGATGTCCATATTTATAACGAGTAGATTCAAGAGCATTAATCTTATTGACATATCTAGCAATAGCATCTTTCAACTGTTTAGGATTAGACTTTTCGGCATTATCATATTCTTCTATGATAGCTGTTTCATCTATTTTATAATTCAGATAATCTCTTTTCTTTCTCCATTGGAACGAACAGTTGAGTTTCTTTCCGTCACCGTCAACTGGAATAGATATACTATTAAACCAACGTTGAACTCTAGTAACATACTCTTGTGCGTTAGGAGAACAGCCAATAAGAGAAGGCATATAAGCTGCCATTTCTTCATAGTTGCTAGTCAAGACTCTAGCTGAATTAATACTACCACCAATACTATCATGACGTTCAGCAATGTATTTAGCATTAACTTGACGATAAACAGAATTAATAGTAATATCAGTAGCAAGAGCTATTACAATATATCTTTCTTCAAGAAAGTCTTTATCTAAACCATCTTCTTTTTTAAGAAGTTGTTCATAGGTTTCTCTAGGAGTTTCCGGAGCTTTAGCCTGTGTAGTAGCACTAGGGCTATTAGTTGGATTATTTAGACTACTGCCGAATGTTCCGGCTTTTGGTGCTTGTCCTTCCATTATAATTTCAATTTTAATTGTTTAACTTAGAGTACGCACTCCAACATGAACATCTTCTCTTGTCTATCTACTTGCAGACCACGAGACATTTTAACTTCATATTGAGACTTATCAATATCCGTAGATATAGAATTGCTAGGAACAGAACCCCAAGACGGTGGAATAGGAGTAAGACCTTTCAATACACCAACAAGATAAGACTGACCTTTCATACGTACCATACGAACATTACGATTTCCGTTATATACAGAATTGTCAATGAACATCAGTTTGTGAGATGTCATAGGCAAGCCAGTACGAGGATGAATAAGACCATTAGCTTTTGCTGTTTCAGCAATAGGTGATTTATCCAAGAATGGAAGATGAACACAAGTAACTGTATGTCCGTCAATAGTCTTATATTTACGGAAGTATTTACCATAAGTAAGACCACCACCTTCTTCACCAATCATCTTTTCTCCAAGTGGAGTAATGAATCCTTCTGACTTAATATCTTCACGAATAGCCATATCGAAATCTTCGATACCACCTTTACCTGCATATAGAGTAATCTCCATAGAACCAGTATCGGTATCTTTATCAACTACATCACCAATAGTTCTTTTTAACTTGCTAAGAGGCAAGTATTCACCATAAGTATCGTAGTTAGATTCTTCTAGGATTTCAAACATTCCGGCAGTTTCAGGAATAGGTTGGTCATTATCCCAATCCTTCATATCAATAGTACCATTAACAGTACGATTGTAACGAGATGTCCATAAGTCAATCTCATTAGAGATACGCATCTGAACATCGAACTGACGCATTTCTTCATTAATCCAACGAGTATCAGTACCACCGCCTTTTGTCTTGAAAGCATAACTAACAATAACATTACTAATGTTACCTGCAATTTCCTTGCTATAACGTTTGAATCCTAACTGGGATTTCATAACACCAGGACCCATAACATTAGTCTTGTTACCCTTAGAATAAGATTCAGGAATAGACGGAGCTAACATACACCAGTATTTACCTTTCTCAAAGTTAGCTGGGTCGACATAAGCACTCTTATCTGGATTCTTTAGCTGCAAAGAATACAGATGTCCACCATGATTACCTGCACCGTGGTCACGCATTACACGAACAGTTGTCTTACCATCAGGAGCAAGCAAACCATACTGTTCAATAATAAGACCAGTAGCAAACTCGACTTTAATAGGTTTACCACCAATACCAGGAGTAGTATCACCAGTGTCAGCCCAAACAATGTAATCATTAAATCTCTGACGACCCATTGTCTTCCAAGTCCACTCAACAGTAGTAATGTCACGAACACCAGCAGCACCTTGTCCTTCAGTAAGGAAAGTTAGCGGGAATCGGTCATCTTCCATACCATAAGTGTAAGTTAGGAAGTTGTTGATTTCCTCCGGTTTTTGAATCATTAAGGCAGCAAGAGATTGTTCATTAGAATAACCTCTGTCATCATATCTACCTCTTTCGACTTCTCTTAATCTGTACATATTAGTTTTAATTTAGTTAGTTCAAGACTAGTTGGTCATTATCAACTGTCTTAGAATTATTACCTTTACTATTGATAATAACAGTCCTTTTACCAGTAGTTTGTGCTGCGGTAGTTCTAATAGATAGAACTTTCTGCTTATTAACAGCCATACCGACAAGACTAGCATAATCGCCACCAGTAAACCTAAGAAATGCTTTAAGTAAATCATCCTGCATACGAGCATTAGAATCAACTTTAGCTTCGTCTAACATATAGGCTGTATTACCTTCATTGTCAACAGGAGTAGACACATACTTCAAGAAGTCTTTGCGACTAAGCATTACTTTCTTTCCGTCTTTGTTACACTGAATTTGTTCAGGAATACTATAACCCAATAGTTCGCCTTTACTAATAGTCTTTTCTACATTATCCCAATATGCTTTCTCTTCGGCAGCAGCAGCAGCTTCTTTAGCTTCTACTTGTGCTTTCTGTTCAGCAAGTCGAGATTCATAAATGCTATCAACAGCTTCTTTAGATTCAACAGCAGTATCATAAAGAATACCGGCGTTCTTACAATAGTCAATGAATTTATTTACGTCTCCTTTCTTACCACTAAGTTTCCATTCTTCACGAATAAAAGTAGCTTGTTGTTCTTCGTTATCTTTACTAACAGTAATCTGACTTCTATCAGGTATTTCTACGAAGTCGTCAAGACTACCATTGAGTTTAAGATGATTAATAACTTGTTCTACTTGAGGATAAGTTTCAAATAAGTTATTAATAGCAGCAGCTTGAGCTTCTTTAACTCTGCTCTGAACTACTGTTTCAACATAAGCAGCAATACCTTCTTCATTATCATCGAATACGATAGGATTACCGTTTTCATCTTTAAAGTCAGAACCGAAACGAGTTTGTAATTGTTCAAAAACACTTGGTTCAGAACCATTTTGAGATATAAGTTCAGCAAGTTCAGCAGCAGTACGAAATATAGTTCCATCGGCAGCAAGAGCATTACCGTTAGCATCAATAGTATAATCTACACCATCAACGTTTACAGTATCACCTTCTGATAATACTACTTCTTCCCCCGTAGAGGAGCTTCCTTGCTGTCCTTCTCCTTGTCCCTGTTGTCCCTGTTGGTTTTCACCTCCATTATCAACAGTACTAGTATCAGCACTTCCACCTTGTCCTTGTTGCCCTTCTTGTCCAGCACCTTGTTGTCCCTGTCCGGCAGGATTGCCGTTAGCACCAGAGCCAGTACCTTGACCTCCAGTATTAGCAGTATCGCCAGTATCAATACTACCAGTACTTAAATCTAAATCGTTATTACTACTAAAAGTTCCCATAATAAATATGTTTTAATTATTACTTTCAAGTCAAATGTAGTTTAATAATATGAGAAACACAACTCTTGCTAGTTTGAATACCTTACTATTAGGTTTAGAAAAGCCCGTATTTGAATTTAAGTAATATAAGAGTTGAATAGTATCGGCTAAAACGAACGTTCAACATAGGGCAAAAGAATAAGCCATTTTAAGGCTTGCTACGGCATTTTAATGCTTTCTAATACAGTTCATCTCTTTAAGGGGGAAAATTCAATAGAAGTCAAAAAAATGCGGTCTACGTCAATCTTACGGGTACGAAAAACCCTACGGAGGCATCCGTAGGGCACGTCTGAATCATAGAGAAAGGTATATAGCTAATTATAACTTAGTGTTCACTTCTTACTAGAACTACTACTAGACTTTGGTTTATCATATTTGTTCTTATTCTCTTTAGCTATCTTTAGTTGATTATCTCTATCTAATGCAGCATTAATCATATCCAAGTCTTTAGCTCGTTTCTTCTCATTTAGTTCAGCTTGTTTTAAAGATAGTTCGGCAGAGTTATCTTGTGGTACAGTTTGTGCAGGTTGATTAGCTAGAGCAGCCATTGCAGCTTCTGTATCCATTCCTTTAGCAAGAAGATCATAATAACCTTTGATTTCGGCAAGTCTAGCATCTTGTTCGCCTTTTGCAGCTATCTGTTCAAGAGCAGCTTTATTCTTAGCATCTTCTAACTGTTGGTCTAGTTGACGAAGAGATTCTTCGTTTTTCTGACGAATTTCTTGATAACGATTAATAGCTAATTTAAGACTAGATATATTCCCTGAAGTAATAGCTGCGACAGCTGACATTAAATCTCCATTCTGACTAGCATTGAAAGCCCACTCTTTGAGTTGCTCGAACTTCTCTGTTTCTCTATTAGAGTTCTTAGCTTTAATCACATACTGTCCGAGAGTATGATTCTCTACATTAAGAGAAATATATTGCTTTCTATCTGACTTATCATAATAAGAAGTATCTAACCCGTCAATCCAAGCTAATTTGGAATTATTTAAATCTATTAGATATTCATCCTCACGGAACTTATCGAACATATAGTTAATAATAACTGTACCCATTGAACTACGAATAATAGCTTCTTCTGTTGTACCTTTACCAGCACTAGCAGCTATCTGTCCGTAACGTTGTGGTGTCATATCTACCATTTCACGAGCACTAGCTTTAATAGATTCAATAAGATTAGATATTTCAGTAATATAACCAGAGATATTGGCATCAAGCATTTTAATAGATTGTGCTTTAGTACTATTAATATCTTCTGCATCATCATAAGGGAATATACCTTCTGCCGCTATATTATAGATAGCTTCTTCTGCATCTTCTCCAAATAAAGATTTAGCTGCGACAAGAATAAACATCTTGTTCTTAGCTATCATCATCTCTCTATGATAAGAGAAGATATTGATTAATATTTGGAATGGAGTAAGTATTTCTACAATAGAGAATCTTCCCATTTGAGGAAGTACTTCTTGAAGTCCACAATACTGCAATCTAACATCATCATCTAATTGGAAAGGAATAGGTTTAGCACCACCTGGATATATACCAAAGCGTTGACCTCCTATACGATAACCTTCGTAAACTTGTGGTTTATATACAGAAGTTATCTCAATATGTCCGAGTTCAGGATTAAATTCAAAATCATCAGGAACAATCATCTCATCAGCTAATCCTACCTCATTAATGTACTTTAGTATCTTAACTTGTGTATAACCTCTCCAATTAACATGCCATACTTCTAGGAGTTCTCCGTTCTTTAATCTTAAATCATAACCATCAGAAGGAAATATTTCTCTATTATCATTTTCATAGTTCTTACACTTTTCAGGAAAATAATAACTATAAGCATTGAGACTAAGTGTACGAGTAGCACCGACTGTACTAGGATTATAATATTTAGTTATAAACTCTAGTTCTTCATCTGATAGTTCATCGGAGAACTGGTCTATTACTTGATTATAACTCATCAACATTCTACGAGCTACAATATCATACTTAGATACCATTTGTTCTCCATTAGGAACAGGAAACATATCAGTAGTTGGAACCCACTCTTTAACTAGCTTTTTACCACGAACAGTATGGAAACTATAAACTTCCCCTGTAACGATATAGTTAAAGTACTCAACTGGAATTATTGTCTCGTTATTAAGAACATCATCAATAACTTCTAATAGTTGCTGTGCTTGTGAACTTATCTCATCTATATAATTATCAATAAAGTTCTTTTCAAACTCTTCTGCATCACCTGCAAGTTGTGCTGGGTCAACATCTTGTGTTGGTTGTCCTTGAGCTTCTAGTTGAGCATTTTCAGCTTGTTGCTGTTGTACTCTCTTTTGAACTTCTTGTTGAAATGCTATCATAGCCCTCTTAACTATATCTTCTCGAATAGCTGCATCACGAGCCATAATAATTTCAGGATTATTAGCACCAACAATAAATTCATGCTGAGACTTAACATATTCTGATAAATAACGACGAACTACATCATTAATAATATCAAGATTTCTTAGAGTAGCAGGAAATCTTTTAAAGTTCTCCTTAGTAGCATTATAAGGATTAAGTGTTTTACGATAGAATTCGTCAGGCATTTCTCCATGAAGTATTTCAAGAAGTTGTTCTGTCTTAGTTCTATCATTACACGCTAGTCCGGCAGCAATACAATAATCTATTGTTCTACCAGCCCAGTATTCATCCTTTTCAGAATTAGGGACACGCTGTTTAGGCATGTCCCCAAGTCGAGCATTTAGCTTAGCATCAATCATAACAATTCGCTTAGTTTAATAAGTATATTAATGTACCAATTAATAGCACCCGTACTTATTACTATAACTAGCATTAATACGAATCCTATCATTCCGCCAAGCAATGTAGCTAAAATATCCAAGAAATCAAACTTGCCGCCATACATTTTATCTTTAAATTCCATGCCTACGGCTAAGCCTACTACTAACATTATTCCTAGTAATCCACATGGGATTGCGTAGAGGAAATGTTTTAACCTGTTGCTTTCTGTTAACCAACTCATAATTAATAACGTTTACGATTCCAAAAGTTTTCTTTCTCTGTTTGCACTCTCTGTCTATGTTCAAGCTGCTTTTTAGCAAACTTATCATTAGCAGCCCATTCAATACCACGAACAATCATTTCAGATACACGGTCAAAGTTACCAGTATTAGACCATTTCTTTAACTCTAGTACCGACTGATAATCATATATAGTATGAAGAACAAGCATGTCACGTCCGTCTTCAAACTTCCCTATGGGGGAATACAACATTTCCTTCAACATACGCAGACCGTCAAGTTTCACTGTCTCACTACTAATATCATAACCAATAGTATTAACCTTCTTACTATTAATATTAGTGTCCCAAAGATGAACAGGATGATAACCTAGATACTTAACAGCTTTCCACTTCTTAAAATTACTTACTGTTTCACCACGATTGATTTCAACATTAGTTGTACCAAGACAATTATAAGTAACTGCAAAGTAATAACATATTCTGTCTGCCTTTTCTAGTTCATCAGGACGACCATAATACACAGCACATAGTCTAGGACGATAACCATTATATATACAGGGATTCATCCATACTTTAATACTATTATGAGAATGTTTGTTAGTAAGTTCTTTCTTATCTTTATCAATACCAACAGGGTCATAACTAATACTATATATTCCCGGAGGAGTACCTTTAGTTAACTGACCAGTTTTCTTATCTACATATTCAACTTTAATAGGATTAAACCACTTACGAATACAACCTTCGGGGTCTTCATTAGAATGACGAGGAACATTCTTAATATAATCAAAGAAGTCTTTTCTATATACACCGCCAGTTGCAGCAATACGTTCATTAGGAATAAAGTCAAAGTTATCAGAATCATATTCTACAAACTTACCGTCTATATAGAAGTTATACTTATTAGACATCTTTAGCTCTTGTTCCCATTCATCTAGTATCTCACTACTAAATATATTCTCACTTACAGAACTAAATGATTCACTAGGCATATTAGCATATTGTCCACAATAACTAATAAACTTAGCAAATGATTTACTTTTAGCTTTTTCAATAGCACGTTCTTCTTCGGCTATCTGAAAACCTAAAGCTATATCAGAATTACCGTCATCATCAAGAGATGTAAGAGTAGCAATCTGATTATCATCACCAATCTTATAACCTTCAAGTCCCCAACAATAAGGTTTAAAATAACCACATACTTCCGGTCTACTATCTTTATCCCATACATTTTCAAATGCCATAAAGTTTCTACCTCTAGGGTCATAGAAGTTCTGTTCAAATGTAACCCAACCAGCATTAGCTTTACCAGCAGTACCCCAAGCATTAAGAAAACCAGTAGTAACAGAACCTGTCTTTAGTGTAGGTTCAGTAACATCCATAAAATCATCAAAGTTTTCAAACTCTGACATTTCCTCACACTTAATTTCTCCGGCATCTTTACCGACAGCGGCAGAAGGATTATTCTTAGTAGACACAGATATACAAGCACTATTCCAACTATTATCATCAATAATGGCTGTACTAGGGTCTTTATAACCTAAGATAAAATCACTAGCATCAATCTTAGCTATACCTCTTACAAATGGTGTATTAGATTCATAGAAGATAATCTGTTTCTTCATAAAGTCTGATAAACCACCTGACTGAACTAAGAACTTATTATCACTAGCTGCATGAATAACAGCACGATTAGGAGTAAGATTAATAAAGTTTGCAGAACCAATAGCTTCCATATAACTAAATCCACCACGACGAGTTTTATCATTTATAAGGAATAAACCATTATCTCGACAGAACTGTTTAATCAAGAAGTACCACCATTGACAATCTATGAATCGTGGAAATCCTCTTATCTTACGTCCAGTAACTTTACCTTCTTCAACACGAAGTGTTTTAGTATCTAGTTTAAGAATACGTCCATAATTGATAAAGTTATAATGTTCACCAGTAATATAAACCTCTTCTATTTCACCAGTTCTAGTATCCATAAGACAAGGAGCTTTAAAACCTACAAGTCTACGAAGAGTTTCTTGTTTACGAAAGTTAGTATAAGGCATACTATCTACTGCAAACTTAGTATAAACCCCATCTTTCTCATAAGCAATAGCAGCAGGACGAAGAAGCTCTGTATTAACAAATCTCTTATTTGGGTCAATGTTCATTAAGAATCCTCCACTTTCTCCTATTAAGAAATGGTCAAATGGGTCTTTATATCCAAAGTCACTAGCATATTTATACTTCTTTCCTTTATCTTCTTCCATGTAATACATGAAAAATGGATATTCAGACAATTGCATAATCTATATAATTATTTTAATAATACGACAACAAGAATAGCTAGCACACTTGTACTAGCTATAAATCCATTACGTTGTTTTTTATATCTCTTAGACTTTTTATACTCCTTATTAAGATTAGTAATAGCTTCATCACCTATTAACGTTATCTTTCTTATTTCTTCACGTTGCTTAGATATAACAGAATCCTGCAAGTAGTTATCTTGAACTTTTAATTCATATAACTTCTTGTAGGATTCGTATTGGTTTTTGTACTCTTCTGAAAGTATTAACTTAGCATTGGCTATTCTTAATACTTCTTTATCTAAGCTCCGCTTCGCTCCGCTATCCCCCATAAAGGAGAGTGATTGCTGTAAACTATCTACCTTCGTCTCTAATCTCTTGATTCTTAACTCTGACTGGTTTTGACACAAGATATATGAAGCGTTCGAGAATAGCAATACTATCAGTATCACTAATTGCTTTATCAAATTCTTTCTCATACTGATTAGTATTATTAAGAGCATTGAGAATAGAATCTATTACTAGTTGTAAACTATCTCTCTTTGTTTCTATTTCCTGATATATAGTATCAGGAACGATAAGTGGGACTTCTACACATTCCTTATTTGAAACAAAATGGGTGAATACTCTAATTCCAATAAATAGTATAACTACTACTACTAATAGTCCTATTCCAATGCTCTTTAGTTTCATATTATCAAATCTTTTTCTTCTAATAGTGTATAAGTAAATATACTTCCCCAAATAGGAATGGATAATTCAACTATATTCATAAGTTCTCTAAAATCAGTGCCTCTTGCTAGAACTTGACAACCTGCCGACCAACCGTCAACAACAACACTAGCTTCACCTGCCTTATGAATATTAATACCAAACATACCTTCTTCAATAGAAGATTCATCACAGTCCATATAAAAATCCTTGTTAGCATCACGGAATACTTTAACAGGTTTATGTTGAACTAGAGCAGCATACTGTCCTTTATGATAACCTTTCTTAAAACAACCACGATATTGACCAGGAACTAGAATTGCACAACCTTTAAAATTAACAGGTTTTTCAAGACTTTTAAATCCCGGGTCAGTAGTACAAGGATAAATAGGAGTATATCTTCTATTATTACCTGTCCAATAATCAATTATAAAAGCATCGTTAAACTCATTATTATCACGTTCTTTAGCACGAACTCCAATAAGATTAAGATTATACTTTCCAGTAGAGAAATAAACATATCCTCTACTTTCTAATGTCTTTCGCCAATCAACTGTTCGACATTTATCTATTAACTTAATATTATATTTATTCATAACTTTAATTATTACACAAATAAATTTATTTGTTGTTTCTGACTTCCATTAACAGTTTGATAACGAATATTAAGCATAGTATCTATTTCAGGTTCTAGCCTAGATATTTTATACCACTTAGCTGTTTCTGTTTTACTTTCATCAATATGAAAACCGTCTTTAAATCTTTGAGGTCTACCATATTGGTTAAGTATAAATGGAACTTCAATATGACAAAGAGCTAAACCTTTACATGGTAAACCAGTAATAAGATGAACCATTTTAGCATATAAGTTTAATTGTAAACTATATGTAGTTCCATTACAATTAGGAAGACCACCAAAAGGTGGAAGAAGAACATCTTCAGGTTTATGTACCCATTCATCTGTTTCTTGAACAGGTCTAACACTCTTATCTTTCTTATAATAACCTGCCTGAAATCTAAGACCAGTACGATTAGTTTTCCAATCTAGTATAACGAATCCGTCCTCTCTTATAGGCAATATATCAATAGTACCACTAACTAAATACTTCGGAAGAAAAGCTCCTATCTCTGAATAAATCTTATAATCTCTTTCAGTATAGAACTTAAATACTTTATATATTTCTGGGTATTTGTTTTCGGTATGGTCAATAAAAGCATCAACATCAAGAAGTTTAGTATGACTATCAACAACATCTAAATCAGCAACAGTAACCATTTGTTTACTCTCTTGCTTATTAAGATATTTAATAGCATTAAAGAACTTACTATTTTGACGAATACCTTCTTCAAAGCTATTATGATAAACATTACCCATATCACAAGCCTTGTCTCTTATCTTATCCCATTGATTCTTTATATCTTTAATAGAAGTATTTTCTTCTTTAGCTTTATATTTAGCCCAATAATTAGAATCAAACTTAGGAACATAAGAATGAATAATTGTAGTAGCACTAATATAAGAATTACCACAATTATCAGTATACTTATGAGTAGGTTCATCAAAGTATAACTTTGTTTGTTTATATTCAGATTTTACAGGTATCATTTTGTACTCTCGTATTTCCCCCGTAAAGGAGCGTTAACAATTGTATCACTTACTAATCCTAGCTCTCTCTTTTGAGCTTCTACTTGAGTTTCCAAATCACTAGCATCTTTTGCGGACATAGACATAGTAACAACTTTACCACCTCTAGCTTTCTTTTGCTCTATTTCAAGAGCAGCAGCTTGTTTAGCTTCACCTAAAGCTTTAATTTGATTAGGAATGATATTAATAATACCATTTAGTTTTGTCACTAAATCAATAACTGGTAAAGCATCTTCGGCTTGTAAACCAGAGTTTAACTTATTAGTAAGTTGCTCACTAATAATATTTGCTGCACGAGAACTATTATGAACAGCTCTAAGAATACTTTCAAGAGCTTCTCCTGCAACACCCATTTTATCTTCATGATATCTATCAATAAGACGAAGAATAAGAGCATCAGGATTCCAATCAGCAGGAAGACCATAATTAGTCTTTGCAGAAGCTAATGCTTCAGAACGACTATATCCCATTTGATTAGGTGGAGATTTAGGGTCGGCTACATAAAAGATAACTCCGGCTTCTTTAATATACCGAAGTTTATCCTCGCTATTATCACGAAGATATAACTCTCTTACATCTTTATCCTGTATCTGATAAACGTTAGGAGCATAGGGATAACCTTGCTCATTAACACTAATCATACCACTTAAATCCAATGGGGAAATCTTCGCAATCATAACCTTCTCTATTTAACAGATTAATATAGTAATCAGAATCATTAACTGGTTTCATCTTACTAAAGAAATACATATATAGTTTATAACCACGTTCATCTCTACCAAACTGTCTAAGTTTTCGTCCAGCTAGAACTTTATTAAGTCTAATTGTACGAGATATTATAGTAGTTCGACTTTTAAATCTACGACGTTGAACAACCCTAGACAATATAAGGTCTCTTCTAAACTCTTTGTATTCTTCGGGAGTAAGCTCTTTCCTTTTCTCTTTCATTAAAGCATGATGCTCCATTGCATCGAGTTTGCCTTCATTCGGAAAGAACGAACCGATACGAGGAATTGTAACTCTCCCCATAGTCTTAATTCTATTGACTACTTGACTTTCAATATCATCAACAATATCATTAATAATAAGAGCATCTTGGGGAGTAACACCTAATAGAGCAATAATATCAGCTCTATCAAGCATCAATTCTCTCTTCTCTTTTAAATCAATAGACGGCATCTATTATATTTGTAATAAGTTTGTAGCAACAATAAACTTTTGAGGTTTGCCATTAGGAATAAGACCTTCAATAGTATTCTGTCCTTGAATATCAGAAAGACGAACAATCTTATAACCAACACAAACTACTGTTTCAGCAATAGTAGTAATCAATTTACCATTATCACCTTTCTTTTCAACAGTTGCAGGGCTTACCTCATTACCAAGCAAACTAATAACAGAACCAGTACTAACCTTACGGAATATCTCACCACGAGCAATACTTATATTTAAGTCTTGGTCACTACGAATAAATTCAGAAAGATTATAAGGAGTAAGTTCATTGCTACGAGGATTACAATCTATACCCATAAATACGTCAGAAGGAGCAACATATAAGAAACGATTAAGCAAAGCTCTATCGCCTTCTTTAACATCATCACTATAATTAGCTTTAACTAATATGAACTTAGTATTACCAGTACCTTTTAAGTCAGGATTAATAATTTCACGAAGTTTAGCAGTCTGAATAATAGCAACAATACCAAAATGCTTGAAAGGAGTAATATTCTTAACTCTTTCAGAAACATATTGGAAATCAATTTCTGCCATGTGTTGAGGAACTAGGAAAGTCTCTCCTTTAGTTTTGTTCTCTAAGTGTAGCATAATTACTTTAATTAGATTATTAATACTATTAATTAAGTTGACTAACATTACTGACTGTAATATAACCGTCAGTCATTAATAGCACAAGTATACGAATAATATCTATATCATCAATATCTAACTAGTTAAAAAACCTTTAGAATTGTATTCTCTGTATAATTCACTTTCATTCACACTAGTTTACAATTATATACAACCTAGCAATCCTAATACTAAACTAAAATATCAACTAATTCTTACCATTCTATTTTTACAACTCTGTTGCTAAATCTTCGAACTATTCGACAGAATAGGAGAAAGGGCTTACACAATAAAACCTAATAATACAATTAATACCATATAATATAGATAAGTCTAATTAAGGACTTAAATACAATAATAAGACTTATAGGAATCATAGATATTAATAAATAGGATAGTTCTTCTATAAGAAGAATTAGACTACTAACAACAATAGAAAGTAAGAGACTTAGAAGACTTAAATGAAGAATCAATATTAGAAATACTATTAATGAACTTAGGAACAATACTAAGAGATTTAGAGATAGTAAACTTAAAAGTATTAGTGTTATATAGTCTATTGGTAGCGAGCTTAGGACTTCTATTGTAAGTGCTACTCCTAGGAGAAAAATATTTTTTTATGAATATATTTTTATCAAGGCGAACCTCCTACCCTGATAGCCCCCTGCTCTCAAACCAATTCCAATACCCCCGTCAAGACCAAATGACTTTAAACATATTGCTATAATGTTTAATTTAATACTAATGTTTATGATGTTCTTGATATTATTGCTAGTAGCAATAGCTATGACTACTGCTACTTATCGCTATGTTATTAATAAACAGAAGCGTGATTGGAGAGCGCATGGTCGTGCAGGCGAGACTTATGAACAATTTTGTTCACGTTATTATACTAGACACGTATGAGTACTCGTGATAAGATTAAAGTGGTACACTTGGCATTAAGTATGCTAGGTGTGCCAGTATTCATACATCTAAGTTACATTAAGTTGTATGATAACCATGTGAATAGCTTTCTAATACTATTAGTAGTGTTAGTACTTATACTAGATGCTAACGATGTTGTTAAAGAACTATTGGCTTAATCAAACCAAATGACTATAAACATATTGCAGTTACTATCAAACCAAATGACTATAAACATATTGCCATTGTGTGTGTGTGGTTAGGATGCACATTGGTTGAACAGTTGCTAACCGATTTATAACATTTAATTTATTTGTATTATGGGAACAAAAGTTAATGATGCAGCTAGAAAAGCTGCCGAAGAAGCTGCTAAGAAAGCTGCCGAAGAAGCTAAAGCTAACGCTAGTAATGATGCTAGTAATGATGCTAGTAATGATGCTAGTAATGATGATGCACGTATCGTTGATTTGTCCGAGTATCACGGAAAGGAAGCAGACGATATTACTCGTCTGTTGCTTGACCGTCCTGATTTCGAGAATCACGACAGCTTAATGATCACTAATATCATTGATAATAGTAGTCGTTATGCAGGTGCTCTTACCATTGTTGTTAACCGTAACCTTCCACAGTTTGTAAAAGATGCTGCAAGTGGTGATTATGTCGAGTCTGTAACTCGTAATATCTTTACCAGTCGTATTCAGCTATCTGCAATACTGAAAGGCCAAGGCGAACCAATGCTTGCCAATGCTGTTATGACTGCACCGTTATCAGTGCTGCACGTTATCTTCAAGAAGGCACGTATTAGCGTGCTTGGACACGTGCTTGGAGCAGGCGAGATATTTGTAAATCCGTATGCCAGTAAAATGGCTAAGGAGGAACGTGTTAATGAACACGACCGTTACGAGTATTTCCCATACGAACTAAGTATGCGTAGTTTGTCCCTTGCGGACGAAATGCTCGTAGCCGACATGTTGGCTAAATACCAGCCTGATGCAGAGGGTGCAGTCTAACCAGTTACGTAGGAGAGAGAAATCTCTCCTACTAAACTAAGAATACACCATTCGGCACGTGTTCGACAATACTACCGACTTATGCTCGCCGTCCGGCAAAGCCTTCGGGCACAGCCGTCAGGCAAAGCCACTAAGGATCGGAAACGACACTAGTCACCTGATAAGCGAAATGCTACAACTGATAAGCGAAGCTAACCAACTGATAAGCTATTTGTCCGAATACAGTCTCATGTAATCCGATATGAACTTGTTTCTATCTCCCATGAACATCATATTATGGTTTATGATATAGACATTGTTCTTATCATTAATAGCTTTAGCTATAAAGTTAGCATCGATTAGTTGACGGATACCGTCACTTATTCTCTGTTGACTAACAGACAATTCACCAGCAATCTTAGTTTGGTTAAGTACTATCCAGTTACAACCGAAACCTATATTCCTACATATGTAATTCAACATGGATAAACCATGGGTCTTTAAATATCTTAGGTTAGACATTCCATCGAAGTACAACTGCATAAAGTTACCTGTATATCTAACTTTATCATCTTCGATTACAACAATTGTCTTACCTGTCTTATTAGCTCATTGTTTAAGCTTGTCAAGACTGTCGTCAGAACAATCTTCAGGATCAATATTAAAAGGAAATACAGTAGGTTTGATAAGATTGTCCACTGGTTGGACTTTAGCATTAGCTTTAGCATTTGTTTCTACTTTCATAATTGTTAATTTATAGTTAAAAACTCATTTTCGGCTTCTAAATTACACAGATTTGCGTGTAAAACAAGCATTACACCTAGTATTTTACACAGATTTGCGTGTAATTTGAAATTCGTAACTGACTGATAATGACCGATTTAACATAAAATTAACACGCTATAACGAGATAGGGAATCTTATAAAAAATAGATTTTTATTTTGTATATGCGAATATAATACTGTTTTTTTTATTATTAGCTCGCCTATTCGGTGACTATTCTCTTAGACAGATTCTAAATAACAAAATGGGCTTATATATATATATATATATATATATATAAAATTCAGGCAACACTCGCGCGCGTACCTTATTATATACGTGCGTGTGCGCGCGCGTATAATAGGTACACGCGCGCCCGCCCACGCGAAGTATAGGTAATAGGACTATATTAGGCGAAATTGTCTATCAGACAATATCGCATAAATTCCCCCCTTTCGGTGACTATTGTCGTAGACAATAGGAGCAAGCTCATACAATAACAACAATAGTATCAACAATAGTATTATCAACATCAATAGCATGAATAGTATGAATAGTATGAATAGTAGTATCAACATTAATAGGAAGAAGACTATTACTAATATCAATAGCATCAATAGTAGTATGAATAGTAAGACATAGAGATGATAGCGAAACTACATTTCCTTAACTCAGTACAACTCCTCATACTTACTAAACTAAACCTCTTAATGTTGACACTAACACTGATTCCAAGTCCACATAGAGTATAAATCAAATTTATTCGATTGTACTATTATCGCTATATTTCTGATACTATATTTCCGATACTCTATCGTCATTGTTACTATCGTTATTATTACTATATTATATACTATTGTACTATCACATGTTATTACTATTACTATTAGGTTTTGATCTAATCTTACTATTGCCAATCTCACTATATACTATTAGTATTATATCTTGGTTGTATTGTATGAGGTCTAGTTCCTATTCTTACAGAATAGTTCACTAGTATATTAATACTATATATAACACCTGATAACGAGAATACCAATAGATTGAATATAAGGCTATATAATAGACTGGATAGTATTATTACCAATAGATTGAATAATAGAATAAGTATAGTAATATGTATAAATATGTATAGATATGTATTACTATTAATATCTAGATTACTATTTGGTTTGTTACTTAGCTGGTCTAGTCCCGCTCGCAAAGCTCGCTTTTCTCCCCCATAAAGGAGCTTGATTGCTGTTACATCTTCACCTTTTATTTATCATTTAACTTATATCATTATGAATACCGATATTTATTTCTTTATAATAACTGTATTATTATTTGTTATTACTACTTTCTTATTGAATAACTATCTCATTGATAGGAGGTCTAGTATTTTGTCTATGACAATATCTGTTATAGCTGTTATGGTTATACTTATCATCTGTTTTGCAATATTTAATCTTTCTAGTATATGACTACTTATCAATTCCATATATTTCTATCTTTAATTGGAATAGTTATATGTCTGTTGTATTTGATGTTTAATTACCTTTCTTATAAGAAGGTTTTTATCGTCCGTTCTTTAGTTCAAACTATAATAACTTATATAATAGTTATTAGTTTTATTCGTTTACTATATCATACTATACTATTATAATATGGATTCTACTTTAAAATTAAATTTTTAATAATTAATACTTGTATTTATGAAAGCTATTGTAAATGATAAAAATCATCTAACTTTTGTATCTCATCTTAATGGAGTTACTATTGTTGAATCTAGTGGTTTTATTATCGATTTAGATTATCAATGTCTTACTTCTATTTGTGAGATTTCTGATTGGTAATAATTATAGTATTGCTGAATCTAATAGAATCTCTGAATTAGAGAAAACTATTTCTGAATTAGAAGTCGATGTTGCTAATAAGTCTACTCAAATTAGTAAACTGTCTAGTGAATTAAATCTTCGTGCTAGAGTTATTAGTGAGAAGAACGAAGAGATTGAACAACTTAAATCTGATATTATTAAGCTCCAAGCTGATATTGCTAATTTTCAGGCTTGTGCTGCTAATGTTTCTGATATTGAATATGAACTAAATAAATATCGTGAAACAAATAATGCACTTACAGAAAAGTTAGAAAGTAAAACCATAGATTTACTTGACAAAGCTAGCTTGTATAAATATTATAGACGAGCATTTCGTACTGTTAAAGAATATCTTAAACCTAATGAACAATATGGTTTTGATAGTACTGGTTACAATATTATTAATAGTATAAATAGTAAGTTTATTATATCATTTAAAGACCGTAGTATTGCAAGTAGAGCTTTTAATGAACTAAGATATTCTGTTTCTCCTAGAAATGTATTAGTTAAATATCAAAAAGATATTATTGAGTATAATGTCGATTCTATGAACATCTATTTTGTTGAAAGTAATACTCCTAATGTTGTTCGTAAGTTTCATGATGAAAGCTTTAGTATTACTTGTAAAGACAGTTATACCGCTGAAATTATTAATATTCTTCTTAATTGTGGTTTTGATATTAGCGGTATTATGACTGTTTATAAGTTATATATAGTATTTAGTAATATCAATTAATAAAATTATCTGTATTGTTTGGTATTTCAATTATTTATTTCTATACTTGCATCCGTATTAAACGATTATGATTATGTACGAAGAACAAGGCATAGAATTTCCTATTTGTGGTTTGGTAGACGATATAGACTATCTTGACTGTGAAATGGCTAATAATTGGAATACTGGTAATACTCTAAGTGAGGATAATATAGACCTTGACTTAGATATAACTCATATTGAAAATTAATTAAATAATAATAGTTATGGAAGAAAATAATAAAGTTGATGTTCTTAGTAAGAAACGTCCTACTGTCAATGAATTAAAGACAGAAGTTATTCGTTTACGCAAAGATTTGGATAAATCTAATGCTGGTCTTAATCATTACAAATATACTTATGAGAAAGTTTCTAGCGAACAAAAGAATTTTATTGATAAGTATTCTAAACTTGTTACTAGTAATAACTTTTTAGAAGCTAATAACAAGGCTCTTAAAGATACCATTGCATCTCTTGAAGTTAATTTAGCCAAGATTAAGAAGGATTGTGAAGAGCTTAAAGCTAAGAATCAGTATAATTCTTCTGCATTTGTTATTGCAACTATTATTGCTCTTGGTGCTGTTATTACAATGATTTTACGTTTAGTATAATTCCGATATATACTCAATTTAATTCATATCTGACAAAAAGGGTTAAGTAATGTCGGTTCACTCTATTAAGATTATTCAGGTCGTGAGACTAGAGTAATATTAGTAGAGTTTTTTATTGTATAATTTAAAACTTACTATAATGAAAGAGATTATTGAAGCAATTATTGCTGCTAGTATGGGTTCTGATATTATTGATAAAGCTAAGAAAGAATTTCATAAACGCTTTATTAATGGAGAACTTAATAAAGAACTTATTAAAGATATTGAATCTATTAATGTGAAATCATTAAATCAACTTCTTGAAGATATTCTTGACGGTGAATATTCTATTGAAGATAAGGTTAAAGCTGTTGAACAATGGGATAGCATTATACTTCCTTATATCAAATATATTAGTGATATGAGAGATAGTGCTAAAGAATCTTATGATAAACTTCTTGCTAAATATGAAGCTAGTAAAGCTCCGATTCATTCTGTATTCTATTGTTCTGAAAATCATCTTGTATTCTTAGACAAGAATGATAAGCTAAGAAAGTCTTTTAATGGTAATGCTAAAACTCTTTACTCTGGTAATAGTAAAGATGAAGCTCGTAGAATATGTGAATCATTTCTTAAGGATTGTCCTGATTTTTATTGTGTAGATTATACAAAGATATATAATAAGTAATTTGCCAATTTTGTTTGTCTGTTTTAGTTAAACTAAAATTAAATTTTGTCGTATTGTAGTTTTATATCTGTTGTTTGTGAAGATAGTAGATATAGGTTTTATGGAATTCTAATAGTACTGTTCGTGAGAATCGTGCTATTTCTTATGATAGCTCTGATGATGACTAATCTAAGTTGAAACATTAACCAAATGGTTGAAGTAAGGGAAATCCTCTTCGTAAAATGTCAGCTATAAATACATAGTATTGTGTTTAACATACAAGTTGCATTTACTATTGTGAGACAGAAAAACTTTATTTGTCTTTTAATTTTTACCCCTAATTAAATTACTGTCGTGAGATAGAATTAGGTGTCAATAGTTTAATGGTAGGAGAGGAAGCGTCCTCTCCTTTTTAATTGATTATTAACTAAAAACTAATATACCGACATGGATAAGAAAGAATTTACTAAATTGTTTAAAGAGTTACAGAAGATACAACTTAGTCTATTGTATAGTACTAAACTCTCTAGTGACCTTTATACTAATTGCAATCTTAATAATACTTCTTATATTAATATGTATCTATTTGTTCTTGATATTAATAGAAATATTGATGAAACACATAGTTACAATCTTTATAGCAATGATAGTATTGATAAGAATAGAACTGTTGTAAATGAAATTAAGCAAAAGGTTAAACAATTCACACTCCTTTAAGGGGGAATAAAGCGAAGCGAAGCGGAGCGTCAGATACTCCGATTAAGTAATAACTAAATACTAAACGTAAATGATTAAGAAGAAAATTAAATTTGGAAAAAGTGAGAAAAGTTACAAATTAGTAGCTTTTACTCTTAATGTACTTGAAAGTACTAGTGTTAAACTTGTTAGAATGGAAGAAAGGAGACGTATTCCTAGTTATGCCGAAATTAAACGAGTTTAAACAAGATAATGGTAAGCTCATTGTCACGACTGGTAAATGTCTAGTCTGTGGTGATGAGCTTCTTGTGTTTGGTACAGATGATATTTATATCTGTCCTAAGTGTAAAGAAATATTAGATGCTGATAATTGTCTAGTTCTTGAAACAATGTTTGTTGAAGATGATAGAATAGTTACTGCAAGAAATTGTATTGTTCCTAAAGAACAAATGCATACTAATGTTCCTATTGTTTGTATGCCTTCTGATGAGTTTAATAAGTTATACGAAATATATAAAACTAAAGCTAATTAATATGATTGTAGATTTAAAACAATGTGTTAATCCTGATAGTACTTTTGATGTATATTTTGAAGGACTTAAAGCTGTTATTTCTCATGATTTATGTGTTAATGCTTATCATTGTATTATCGTAGATGTTCATAGCGATAGATGTTGTGAAATTACTCCATTACCTAGAATTATGAATACTGATAAATATAAGATATTCCCCCGTAAAGGAGCATGTTGCGTACAGTATAGTGTTAACCAAATAGTCAAACCTTAATATTATGGGATTAAGTTTCAAACTATCAGCGGTAAATGAGGAACAGAAAATTCCTCGTGAGAAAGTAATAATGCAGATTGTTACTGGAACTATCGTTCTACATGATAACATGTATAAGTTTAAACCTAAAGATAGTGATGAATTTATTACGTTATCTGAACGTTCGTACTCATGTAAAGGTTTTAAGACAATATATACTCGTGCATTAGATAATTATGGTAGACCTACTAAAATTGTTAGATGTACTGATGCTTATTGTGTTATGCCTAGCTGTTATATTCCATTTAAGATAGGATTACCTGTTAAGGGTTATATACTTAAATGTCGTGATAATATTGATAGATTCTTATTAAAACGCAATGAATTTTGAAAAGTTTGATGATGCTAAGAAAGACGATAAAGTCTTGAGTAGTTTTACTCGTGACCAAAAGATTGCTTATGAAAATCTTGTTGCCTTTATAGAAAGGGGTTATGTTGCAGGTGATTATAAGCGTGCACTTATTGGTGCTGCTGGTACGGGTAAAACTTATATGATACGTGAAGTAATTAGACGATGCGGTTTGTCTAAATCTGTTATTGGTCTTGCAGCTCCTACACATAAAGCTGCTCGTGTACTTCGTGCATCTACTGGATATTCTACGTCTACTGCGGCTAGTGATTTAGGTTTAAGACTTAATACTGATGTTACTGATTTTGATATTAATAATCCTCCTTTTGACCCTTTGGCTGAAAAGAAGATTAAACAATATAAGTTATATATTGTTGATGAAGCATCTATGATTGGTATTAATCTTAAAACTCTTATAGAAAGAGAGTGTGAACAGTTTGGTTGTATGCTTATTTATATGGGTAAATAGTTATTGCCCAGTTTAAACTCTTCTAATTGCTGGAAACTCGTGAAGATAATAGTACTACAACATAAGTTGAAAAACTAAGTGCGAATGTTAGAAAAACTATTATTATATGACAATCAGCAGCGAAGTCTCTAAGTTATGTTCATTTACATAATAAGAGAAACGTTCATCGACTATCCCGTAAGGGAGTACAATTCTATGGAATTGGAAACGGAGAGAGTTATATATTTGCAATTTACTCCTTATATTTACATAAATTTTTAAAATGTAATAAAAAGTCTCATAAAGGTTTTGCTTTTGTTGATTTCTTTAGATTAACTAAAGAACAACAAGACAAATATAAAGAACAAGTTATTGCAAAATTATATAGCTAAGATATAGTCAGGCTATTATAGAAATATAGTAGGTTATGGATAACTATCAGTTATCGCCTGTTAAAGAAACTCGTTCGCGTTGTTTCGATAACATTAAGTTTTATACTCTTAGACAGATTGTAAGACAAGAAGAAAGTAATCCTGTTAGTGAGTTATTAAAGATACTAAGAAAAGATATTGATAATAGGAGTTGGAAATTCCTAGAATATATCAATAAAAACAGGTATGCTTTCGATTCAACTCAAACTAAAGGATATTATACTTGTGGTGCATACGAGTTTCAATCTCTTGTAATAGACGGATTTTATAATGAAGAGTTTACTAGAGATGTTGATACTTGTCGATTAATAACTTATACTAATAAATCTGTATCTGAATGGAATAAATTTATTCGTAACAATATCATCGAAGGTAGTGATAAAGCAATTCTAACTCGTAATGATTTAGTAATGTCTTATAATACTTTTGTTGATGAGTTTAAAGATACTATTATTGTAAATTCTGAAGATTATATAATACATGATATTAAGAATTTTACTAATAAAGATGAAATCTTTGGATTCAATGTTACGTTCATTCAAGTTAATGGTGGTAATAGAACTAAACCTTTATTTGTAGTAGACCATTCTAATTTAAATAATGTTATGCTTTATTATAAGTTAGGTGAAACTTATATTCAAAATGCAATTAATGCAGAGAAATATAATAGAAGCAAGCGTTGGAAGGAATACTATGAATTTAGAGAGAGGAACTTATTACTAGTTAACTTATTAGATAGGTCTACTGGTAAGATTAAGTTTAGTCGTGACTTAGATTATGGATTTGCTCTTACAGCTAATAAAGCTCAAGGAAGTACTTATTCTGATGTATATGTAGATATAAATGATATTGTATTTGATATGCGTACTGGTAATCCGTGGGGAAATATAGATGAAACTCTTCGTAGATTATATACTGCTTGTAGTAGATGCAAAAATCGTTTATATTTGTGTTACGGTAAATAAAAAGTATAAGTATATGAGTTCTATGTGTTATGATGTCGAAGTAACTAGAAATTACTTCTCGGTAGTATTTGTTGATTTACGTAGTTATCTTAAAACATTTTCTGATTGTGTTGATAATGAGGGAAAAGCTATTCCTATTATTGATAAACTTAGTGTTACAGAGATAAAGAAACGTTTAGAAACAATACCTAAGAAACGTTTTGTTTTATATGAAGATGATGATAGTGATTTATTTAATCTATTATATTGGTTAATACAGAAGGCAGATTACTTCGGTTATAATAATCGTAAGTACGACCGCTTAATGTTAAGTGCATTGCTCATGTATTATAATCAATTTGATAAGCCTAGTAAGTTAATCACATTCTTATATGAAACATCACAGAGAGTTATTCGTAGTTCTAATAATGATACTCTTTGGACTGATAATTTTACTTCTCTTATACTTCGTAATAACGTGGCATTTCGAGACTTAGATTTATTCCAAATATTTAGGTTAGACCATTATCATAAAAGTCTTAAACAGACTTCTATTAATATTAAATGGTATAATCTAAAAGAGTATACTATGCCACCTATTGGTGACTTAGATAGACATTATTATCACGAGAGACTTTCCGAAGCTAAGGGAATGACAGATAGAGAACTTAATATCCATTATCGTAATGTATTTGAACGATTCATACCTAAAGAATATCTTAATGAAGTGGCTGATTATAATGACAATGATGTATATATTGTTGCCGAGCTAATCAGAATGAATCAGGAAGAAGTTCTTTTAAGGTATCGTATTAGTGAAGAATATAAGGTAGATGTGTATTCTGCTAGTAGAAGTACAATAGCTGATAAAGTTATTGTCAAACTATATAGTAAATATACTGGTCTACACCCTAAAGCCTTCATCGATACTAAGACAATACGTAGGAAAATCGTAGTTTCCGAAATTTTGTCAGATAAAATCGCATTTTCCACGCCTGAATTGAACGATATTTTGTCAGACATACGTTCGCTAACCCTACGTGGGGAAAAGGGCGAATTTGACAGGGAATTTACCTTCATGGGCACGTCATACACTATCGCAACAGGCGGTTTACACTCAAACGAGATTCCGAACATTTATTGTAGTTCTGCTGATTATTCAGGTGCTACTGATATTACTATTGGTAATCCTTATGATAGTAGTGGCAATATTGGAGTTAGTACTTCTGATATATATATTTGTGATTTTGATATTAATTCAATGTATCCTAATATTATTAGAAGTCTTAAAGTATGTCAGAAACATCTGCTTCCTAAGGCATGGTTTCGTATAGCTGATACTATTGTTGATGAACGACTAGAACATAAACATTTATCCAAAGATAAATCTCTTGATAGTAAAGAGAGAGATAAACATGCTACTGCTGCTGCTTGTCTAAAGATTGTAGCAAATGCTGGTATATTTGGTAAAATGGGTAGTGAACAATCTTTCTTGTGTGATAAGAAAGCAATGTATCAAGTTACTATTAATGGGCAATTATTTCTACTAATGTTAATAGAGAAACTTGAACTTGCAGGCATTCATATAATAAGTGCTAATACTGACGGTATTGTTTCTATAATACCAAAAGATAAGTTTGAATTATATTGTAATATTTGTCACGAATGGGAGAAAGTAGTTGGATTGACAGGTGAATTTACTCCATATACTAAGTATGTTACAGAAGGAGTAAATAGTTATCTTACTGTAAAACCTAATAATGGTAGAAAATTCAAAGGTAGAATGAATCCTAAGATGTTCTTAGAGGATTTATCTAAAGGATATAATTCTCCTATTGTAGCTAAATGTGTTACTGAATACTTTATTAACGGTACTCCTGTTATGGAAACTCTTCGTAATGCTAAATCTATTCTTGATTTCTGTCGTACTCAAAATGTCAATCATAAGTATAGACTAGAGTTTACTCATGTAGTAGACGGAAAGATAAGAACAGATGTGGTGCAGAGGAATACAAGGTTTTACATCTCCTCTACGGGGGGAACCCTCATGAAAGTTGAGAGTATGGGCTGGAATGATAATGGTGAAGAACAAGTTAAAAAGAGTTCTTTATGTGCAGGTCAACGTGTTTCTATATGTAATACTGTTGATGATACTGATATATCTGAATTAAATGTTAATTACTTATATTATTATAATGAAGCTATGGCTATTATAGAACCAATAGAACAAAGTCGTAATAATAAAGGTAAAGGTAAACGTTTAGTTAAGAAATACTATGGAATGAGAAATACTTTGTTTGATTGATAAAATGGATATAGAAAAGATATGTATAGCTAATCTTGGAAAAGAGATTATGTATGGTAGATTTAAAGGAATGATAGTAGGTTATGATACTATATTAAAATATTTAATCATTTCTTTTACTAATAACTATGGTTGGAACTTTTTAATAAATAATAGTATTATTCTATTAAATAGTCCTCTTAATCATAGTTATGTTCTTATTAATCCTGAATATTATAAAGGACAACTTGTCTTATGAATGATGTAACTGATATTTATAATGAAGCTGCTAATAAATGGTCTGATAACAAAGGTGTGGGTAGTGTTATTCTATCAGAACCATTAAGCGTAATGAATTTCGTTACAATGGTGCTTGATAAAATGGTAGCTAAAACTCCCGAACTTACGTCTCTCATAATAACAGAGACAATGGAAGATAGAGCTAACATTACTTATTATCTTGACAACACTTCTGAACTAAAGGACATTCATAAACAATTAATTACTGATAAGAAATGTCTTATACTTACTCGTGAATATGTTGAACGTTCTCCATATAAACCAAGTGCTAATAGTCATAAAGATGTTCTTATTACTATTAATGTTAAGAAGTTCCGAAAAATTGCAGAGAAGTATAATGGTAATTACTTTAAGTTTAAATTACTTGCTACCAATTCTATTGATAGTGTTGCTGATAATGCTGTACTTATGTATAAGTATGCGCCTAAAGTATATGAAATTAATTATGCTCACTTAATTAATCGTTCTATTCATTCCCCCATAAAGGAGTACCAAAAAGGTGTTGTCCTAACTGATTCTGATAGAATCTATTATGATAGATGTAGCCAATATATTAATGAAAGTGTTACTATATTTGGTAGTTTTGATAAGTTAGAAGAATGTCGTACTGGTAATCCTATACTAAATATTGCAGCTGAAACTTGTAGATTGCAAGTAGCGGAAAGTAATGGTTGGTCAGCTAAAATGGATATGACTGATGCTATGTGTCGTAAGATAGATGAACTATATAATCCTAGTTCTTTAATTGAGAGAGTTAATCAAACTTATAACATTATCAGAGAAAGAACTAAGATAGTAACTGATAATATTGTTAAGCTAGATGCTATACTTGATATAGTTAAGGAAAATATAGGCAAGAGAATACTAATTATTTCAAAGAATGGAGTATTTGCCAGTAAGGTAACAGAATATCTAAATGCTAATATAAAGTATGAGGGTAAATCTATTATGACTAATGGTGAGATATTCCAAACTGGAATAAGTATATTACAGTATGATTATTGCGGAAACTATCATAACGATATGGAAGGAATACAGGCTTATGACAAAAACGGAAAACCTAAAGTATATAAATCAGGAGCTAAAGTCGGACAGCCTGTAATCATAAAAGCTCAAGCCCAAAGAACGCGAAATTTGGAACTGTTTAATGACGACTATATGAAAGTATTGTCGGCAAATAATTCTATTGATACGAACTTTAAAGGAGTTGTAGACGTTGTAATTTTCACGTCACCTCTTTGTAGCTCCATACGAGACTTAAAATATCGAATACCTAATCTATCTTTTAGTTCTGTACCTAACATTATATATAAGATATATTGTCGAGGTACAAACGAAGAGAAGAAGTTAATAGAGAGGAAAGGAGGAAAAGACTATGAAATAGTTAAAGATAGTGAAATTGATTTCATAATAGGAGAATAATTGATGCTAGTCTTTGGAGTTAACAAAGAAATTAGTATCTTTGTAGAGTAATCAATAAGCGACCTTTGAAATAATGGAAGAAGTAAAGACAGAGAATGAAAAGACTCTAGCTAAGACAGAACCAAAAGCAAAACCTACTACTAATAATAATGGTATGGTTGTGGCTTCTGCTCTGAATACACTAGACATTTACAATCCCGATGATAGGAGTAAGTTAGAGTTGTATCTGAAATCAGTAATGTCTAGTGATAAATGCGGTATTAAGACTATTCAAGACGGTCTTGCAATATATAGTCGCGCTAAAGAACTAGGTTTACCATTTACTAGTTGTATTGAACATCTAGGAGTTATTAATGGTAAAACTACATTAGACGTTCACTTAATTAAAGCATTATTATTGAAGGCAGCTATAACATGGGAGTGCACAAAAGATTATATAGCTCTGTATGAATATACAGACGGTAATAATGTTTATATAGATAGTAAGATACCTGACTATTGTAGGCGATTCAAAAGCAAGAGAGAAGCTGATGAATTTAATGCTAGTGCTGATAATGACGAAATTGGTATTTATCCAGTTAGAAATTATCAAGATTATAACGGTACAATCTACAAGGAATATCAGTTGAATAATAAGTTTGGTGTTGCAGCTAATCAACAACAAGCTAAAGATATTGCAGCGAAAGGATTAGTTCCAATATTCCGAATACCTAATGTTCCTTGTGATTATATTACTGAATATAAACTTACTCGTATAGTAGATAATAGAGTTATTACTAGTATTGGTCATTTTAGTTATAGCGATGCTGTAACTGCTGGACTTGCTAGTAAAGATACTTATACTAAGTATATGAGAACACTTATCGGTCATAGAGCTTTTACGCTTGCAGCTCGTGATATAGCGGCTGATGTCATACTTGGTTGTATGGAAACAACAGAAGCTAAGATAGTGAACAATATGAGTATTGATGATGCTGATATTGTAGAGATTTGATAGTAATAGAAGTCTAACTATTACTAATCAATAGATACGAAATAAGACAAAACTTTACGCTAACAATGAGCTATATGCTCACTTTTAATAATTAATTATTAATCATTTAAAATTTTACAATTATGGGACTTCAATTTGGATTTTCCGCAGTACAGAGTGGTAAGAGAGTAATGCAATCTAGTAACGAACCTACATTGATAGCTAACAGCACTAAAGCTAAGTTTAGTCTTACAGGTGCAGTTACTCGTATCATGGGTCTTGTTCCTGGCGATACAGTTCAGTTTATTAGTAATGTTGCTGATATTGATGCAGCTATTGCTGAACGTGATGCTGAAGTTGTTGCATGGTGCGAAGCTAACAATGTTGAATTTGGTACAGAAGCTGCTCGTGCTGCACTCATCCAAACCTTTGGCGAATATGGTATCTGTAAAGGTGTACCTTTGTTCGAGAAAGACGGTAAAGTTAAACTTGTTGGTGTTCGTATGACAGCTGAACAAAAAGCTGCTGCTTTTGAACTGAACAAAGAGAAGATTGCAGAGAAACTTGGCAAGTCAGTAGAAGAAATCACTATTGATGATTATACTCCTGTTACTCGTGCTTACTCTGGTGCACGTACTTCTACTTCTTCCAATCTTAATGGTGTTGGTTTGCCGTTGACTTTCTCTGATTCCAGTATGTGGAATGAACTGAAAGAGAATCTCGGTGAAGATGCAGAGAAAATCAACCGTGTATTCGAGGTTAAACTTAACGAACCTTTCTCTGTTGCTGTTGAAACTGGTAGAGTTATCGGTGACGAAAAAGAAACTGTTGAAGTTAGTGCTTACAAGATTGTCTTCCAGTCTGATGAAGAACCTTCTGTTCGTCAGTCAGCTAAATAAGACTTCTTCCAGTAATAACTAGATTATAAAGAGCTAAATTCTTAATTGAATTTAGCTCTTTTTTATTGGCTATAATTTTGAAATTTATTATATTTGGAAACTTTGCAATAAACAATAGCAAGCCTGTACAACTTGTTATTGCTAGTATTAATCTTTATAAAAACAATTTTTATGAGTACTCAAAAAGAAGGAACTGCCAAAGTAGATGAATCAGTAGTAAATCAACCAGCTAATAGTGCTGCAACTACTGCTCCTAAAAAGCGTCGTAGAGGTATTAGTAATGAAACAAGAACTACTTCTCGTAAGAAGTTCTCTCACAAAGATGCTATTAATAATCTTTGGTTATTTGTTGGTCATCTCCATGCTCGTGTTGCTTGGGTAACTATGAAGGAAGATAACAATATGCGTCCGGCATTTGCAGGAAAAGCTATTCCACAGCTTGTTATTGAAGCTACTTCTCTTCATACTAATCCTGCTGATGTTCGTGTTGCTAGTAAGACATTTTGGCCCTATGAAAGTAATGTTGATTATATTCCTGGCGGTTCTAAAGAGAAGTTTATTAATATGGACTTTGCTTGGATAAAACACTTCCTTGATGTAGTTGTATTCAAAGGTCGTGAAATGACTGATGAAGAATCTGAAATGCTTGAACTTGGTTATGTTGATTATGACGATAATGGTCAGTATGAACCAGTTGAAGTAGAAGATGTTATCAAGGCTTGGGGAGTTCTGTTTGACAATGTAGTTAAACTTGTTGAAACAGGTGGTGAGAATGGTAAGTCTGCATTACTTGATAAAGTAGGCAACCAAAGACAGTTTTGGTTCAGACTTAATCGTTATTATAAGAACAAAGGTGATTGGGCTTTCTCCGGTCAAGGTTCAGAAGAAGGCGACTTAGTATTCCCGAACATTGTCGGACAAGGTATCTTTGAAGAGAAGTTCATGTTAGATGCTACTCATTTCAAAGAACCTAGTCTTATATTTGATATTACTAAGGAACGTATTGCTCCTATGGACGGTGTTCAATCAAGACAAAAGAAAGCTCCTAATCTTACAGCTGCCCCAGGTATTGGTGGTATTGCAATGGGTGCAGGAATTGTTCAACCTAATATGGGTGGTATGCCAAACTTTGGTGCGGCAGGTGGTTTTAATCCAACTGAAGGTTCTGCATTTGCTCCTGATTCAGAAGACAATGGTGGACTTCCATTCTAAGTAATCCAAATATATTTCGTTAATAATGTTATAAGCCTAGTGTAAAAGCTAGGCTTATTTTATCTAGTTATACTATGCGTAGAGGAATAAGACAAGACTTAACAAAAGAGTTTATATTATCTAAGGTTAGTCAGGAAATGATTATGGCTAAGTATATGGGTATACCTGTATCAGTAGTTAACGATTGTGTTGAAAACAATGTTCTTATATGTTCTCCTTTACGTGTTGATAATCATCCAACATTTGGTTTTGCTTTTAATAAGAATCATAAGCTAAAAGCATGTGATTTTAATGGTTCTTTCTTTGGTGACTGTTTTGATTTAGTAGCTTATGTTCTAAGTTTTAAAACTGGTCGTCATATAAATGTTGCTAATAAGGCAGATTTCTATTATGTATTAAAGCACATAGCTTATACTTTCCGTAAGATAATATATGACGGAGAAGTTGACGATGAGAATGAAATTCTACTTAAACAAGTAATATCTAAAATCAAAGCAAGTAAACCTATTATTGAAGTAGCTACTAGAAGTTGGAATAATAACGATAAGAATATTTGGAAAAAATGGGGAATTAGTATTCATTGGCTTAATACTCATTTTGTCTATCCTGTTGACCAAATGTATATTAATAGGTATTGTCAACCTATTCCTAAATATAAGTATAAAGAATCTGACCCTTGTTATGCTTATGTTACTGGATTAGATAGTAATGGTATCTATAATATTGAATGTTACTTTCCTCTTCGAGATAGAAGTAAGGGAGAAGTAAAGTTCATAACCAATCATAATGGTCTAGTTGGAATACTTAATCTTGATAAGCCTAAGTATGATATAATTATTATAACTAAATCATATAAAGACAATCTAGCATTAAGTTACTGGTTACATTCCTATCCTTTACGGGGGAATTTGTCAGAGTCTCAAATAGGAGTAATTAATGTTACTTCGGAGAGCTATGTTCTCAAAGATTACGAATATAACTGGCTTCAATCTAAGCTAAATGATAATGGAATACTTATTTCTTTTTTTGATTGTGACCTGACAGGAGTACGTGGTGCTCGTAGGTTACGAAAAGAATATGGTATTATACCTATTGTTATTCCAAGAAGTTATGGTGCTAAAGATTTTTCGGAGCTAATTACTATGTATTCTAAAGAAACTATTAATTTATTCATAGAACAAACAGAATCATTATTTGAATATGATTAGAGAAGAAGAATATAAGCCGCTACCTAAAGCGCAAGAAGAATTGCGAGTGATTAACTTTAATTCATTTGCACCATTGAGAAGAATAGCTATAAATAGTTTCGGTAATAGTGGAACTGTTCATAGCTATTATTTTATGTACCCTTTAACAGATGAAGAAGAGAGTTACTTAAACCATATTAAGCAACAAATGATTGATAATCCTAATACATTGTTTCGTATTTCATTATCTGACGGTACACCAATTGACTTTTCTAAGATAAAAATTTATGGTAACTTTGAGTTTGATAATCCTGAACACTTAGCTATCATTAAGAATTACTTAGATAAAGACATGTATAGTAGTCATAAGATTCCAAGAGAGTTTAATTATGAAACTAATACATCTGTATCTAAAGGAAACTTTATACAGTGGACTGAAAGTACTGATTATCTAAAGTGTTTCAAGTTCTATCATGCGAGAATAGGTAAACCTAAAAAGTATATAATTGTAAGACTTACAGCAAATGAAGTTAAACAACGTAAATCCGTTTAGTTACGAATTAGATGAATCAGACATTAGGATGATTAGACATAACTGTAATACTAAAGGTATTCCTGATACTATTGCTAATTATCTTCATGAATTAGATTTACCTAATTATCCTTATATTCAGACTATTCATTTCAGATATAAATGGATAATGAAAGCTCTCTTATATTTAGGATACGATAAAGAATCTCTTGAAAAGATTCATGAAGCTAATCTTAAATATGAAGAAACTCATCCTCCTATTATTTACGAAAAGAAAAGAGGTGGAACTAATAAGACTAGTGCTAAACGAATTACTAAATCTTCCCCCATAAAGGAGTGTGGATTTGTTGCATCTTCTTCTAATGGTGGAAAATCCGTTGCAACTCCTGTCAATTCTAAAGTTAGAATTATTGTTATTGAAACTAATAAGTCTATGATTATTGATAGAGAAGTTGCTATTGGTCTTATGCGTGAACAACCTAACAAATATAAAATTGAAGAACTATGAGCGAATCGAAAAGTATTATTCTTTATAAGCGTAATGCGCAAGGTAAACCAATCTTTTGGTCAGCTGAAATACTAGGACACAAGATTATACTAAAGTATGGTATTGTTGGTAAAGAAGGGACTACATCTGAATATGTTCCACCTAGAGGTGTTGAGAAAGAATGGAAAACTATTGTTGCAACTAAGCGTAGAGAAGGAGGTATGGAACTGTCTGAATTATATGATGCAGCTCCTCAAGAAATACCTAATATTGAGGCTTTGAAACATTATCTTGATATGTATCTTCCTAAATACAATACTAATAATGAAGGATTTGTTCTTCCTATGCTAGCTAAGATATATGAATATAATAACGAACAAAACCTGTTAGCTCAAATTAAGATTAACGGTGTTCGTTGTAATATATCAGCTGTTATGCGTGGTGAAGGATTCTTTAAAACTAAAGGTCTTGTATTTCATAGTCGTAAAGGACTTGAATATAAATGTCCTGTATTGGAGAATGTATTGCTTGATGATGTTATTACAGACAAGCTATTCAATCGTATGTTAGAAGATAATCTAGTATTAGACGGAGAATTATATATTCCAGGTCTTGAACTAAATGATATTCTAAGTGCTGCCGAGAATCTTAAAAGTCCGTATAATCGTTTTCTTCAATTTTGGTGTTACGACTTAGCTATTGATGACATGATTCAAACTAGTCGTATATCATTATTGAAGTCAGAGTTTGGCAAGTTTAAGATGCCTAATTACGTTAATGCTAAAGCTATTCTTGATTATCACATGAATAATAAGAATCGTTTCGTTCTTATTCATACTTATGATAATGTAAATGGAGATGAAGATATTATTAAATATCGAGACATCTTTGTTGAAGCTAAGTTCGAGGGAGCTATTCTTCGAAATCCTTATGCTACATATCAGTTTGGTAAACGTAATTCTACTATGTACAAAAGTAAACCAATATTAGACGGTAAATTCGAAATCCTAGATATTATTCCTGAAGGAGCTAAACGACCTAACTTTAGTAAGTTTGTTCTTCGTAATGATATTAATGGTGAAACATTTGAATGTATGCCAGTTGGTGATGCTTCTACTCGTCAAAGTTATCTTATTAATAAAGACAAGTTTATTGGAAAAATAGCGTTTGCTGAATTTAGATGTAGGTCAGGTGTCAAGGAAGTCCCCTCACATGGAAATGTTATAAAAATACTTGATAATGAGCCTACAAGATTACCAAATAATAACGAAGAAGAAAGTTAATTATAATCAATCTTATATAGACTATAAGAAAAAGAAACTGATAATAAAAGATATACATTTGAATAACAAACTAAGGATGCTTATAATGTCTAAGTTCGACCCAATAGAAGGACAAGACGGTATGTATCTAGGTTTTGTTACAGATAATGTTCTAGGTCAATGCCGAAATGTATCTGTTTCTGATTATGGTTATTATTCTGTTTCTGCATCTGATATTATACAAGCTCTCGATGTTAAGTCAGATACTAATGTTAAGTTAGTAAAGGAAGAAGAGGATGATAACCTTGTAGTATATAAGTTGTTAAAGTAAGTCGTGGTTTGATTCTTGCCCTATCATTAGTCGAAAGATTAGTGGTAGGGCTTTTTTGTTGTTCCCCTGTAAAGCTAAGTGTTACTACTATATATTCTGATTGTTAGATAAATCGTTAACTTATACTCAAAGAGGACTGTCGGAAGCATACAGTAACGACTCCTTTATGGGGGAAATCAACGAGAATACCCGATATTTCGTCTCTGTGCGATTTACTATGCCTGCCTTAACAACTATATTATTTTTGTCTTACGTTTAATGACAAGCCTTAGAATCGTTTTTCTGCGTATGCTGAAAAACAGTAAGATTTTCTTTGGTCTAATACTAGGATTGATTATATTTGTAAATGAAGTAATGGAGAAGAAGCAAATAAAAGCTAAATACATAGTTGTTAAACAACCTGACGATAATATTGCATATCGTAATGTTATCAAGTTCTTATATATCGTAATAACTCGTGAAGAACTATCTAAGAAAATCGACAATTATCTTAACGGTAAGATTGAAAGGACTGCTGGTGTTTATGCTCCTCTTGATTTGTTTAATCATATTATTAAGCATAGGAAAGTTTATTCCTACGAAGAAGCTAAACGTCGTGCACGTTATTTAAATAAAAAGTATGGAAGAAGTTAAAAACACAGTCAGATTCGTTACTATTCCTAATTTTCCTAATTATTGTATAGGAGAAGATGGAAGAGTTTGGTCTGATAATCGTAAACGTTATCTTAAATGGTATCGTGGTAAATGTTGCGAACGACCTCATGTCACATTGTTTCACAATGGTAATAGTGCTAAGCTATTTATAGCTACTCTCGTTGCTCAAGCATTTGTTACTAATCCTAAGCCTAATGTATATAAATATGTTAGGTATAAAGACGGTAACAGTGCTAACAATCATTATACTAATATTGAATGGTGTAGAAATCAAACTGGAAGTAAATATGGAAAATGAAATGAAAAGTATTTTAGATATTATAGCCGAAATAAGTAAGAAAGATAAGAAGAAACAAGTATTCATTCTTATTAATCTTATAAATCAGTTAAAAAGTACTCGTATAGAGGCTAACAGCAATTATGAAGATTGTCAGCTTTCTTATGCTCGTAGAACAGATAATTATATTGGTAACTTTAAGCTGATGCTATTTAAGAAACAATTAGATTGTCTAGATATGATTATTGAGAACTTAGATTCTTATCTTGACGAATTATTAAACAAATAGTATGAATAGAGCTAAAATCTTTCAAAGTGTCATTAAAGGAACTAATGTATTTACTCCTATTATTGATAGTTATCATACTGTTGGTAATCACATTATTGAACTTAGTTGTTCCGAAAAAGATAATCAACATGGGTTATACAATAGAGAAGTTAATGGTATTACCTTTAAAGGTACGTATGGTGTGACTGTTATTACTAATAACGGTAATGGGTGGGAACGTAGTATTAAGTTAGATAAACTATGTTATTCTCTTGAAGAAGCTATGGAATATATTAAATCATTAGGAGATAAAGAAGATGAAATTTGATAATCCTTATAGTATATTTCTTGATGATAGTCCTCTTGAATTAGTATTTCCTTCTAACAATAGTTACAAAGGAAGTTCTACTAAAGAAGGTTCTAATTCTAAAGCTATTGCTAAGAGACGTAAACGTAATAAGAATAAGAAAACTCATAGAAATGCAAAACGGTGAAATAATTCCTATGCTTATTGCTAGGATAAAACAGAACAATACTGATAACATGGTTATTCGTTCTAAACTTTATAACTTATTAACCGATATTACTAATAAGTTTGATGAAGTTATTAGAGCTGTTCCTCGTATCGAAGACTTTCAAAATATGTCTAATGAACAAGTACTTGAACATTATTATCTAAGTGTTGGTGCTGAAAGTCTTTGGGATTCTCGTGAGCTTATTATGAAAGCTATATCTGAACAAAATAAATTAATTAGAGAAGAATATGAAAAACCTAAAGAAGCTAGCAAAGAAACTATTAAAGATAAAGGATAAAGAAGTTACTCGTTCATGCTCTAATTGTGAAAAGTACGGAAGTATGAGATGTCCTAATAGTTTCTATTGTTACAGTACTGAAAACAAACCGTTTTTTTTAACCGAAACATAATGGGAAATAGTTTATTTAGTATTAAAGCCGAGTTGCAGGATATTATCTTGCAACTCGAAGAAGGTGAAGCAACAGATGAACTTGTTGCAAAACTAGGTATTACCGAAGATAATCTTAAAGATAAGATTGCTGATTATCTTCAAGTAATTAAACGTTATCAATGTGACGTTAAAGAATGTAATGACGAAGTTGCTCGTGTTAACCAAATTAAGAAAACAAGAGATAATACTCTTAGACGTCTTAAAGATGCTGTTCTCGAAGCCGTTCTTATGTTTGGTTCTACTGGTAAGTCAGGTAATAAAGTTATTGAGGGTAGTACTTATAAAATCTATTCTCGTAATACAACTACCACTGTATTAGATGATATTCGTATCTCTGATATTATCCGACAGTTTGTAGATATTGTTACCGAATACTTAGCGAGTACTGAAATTAAAGAAAGTCTTAGTATTGAGTATCTTGCTCGTATTATCAGCGCTCACATGAAAGCTGAAACTTCCCCCATAGAGGAGTTGGAAGCCGAACAATCTTCTTTTTTAGACGTAACTACTGATGATATATTTGCTATTAATACTGAAATAACTATTAATATACGTTTATCAGAACTAGCAAATGCTACTAATTTCAATCTTGCTCAATGGATTGGACAGAATCCTCATAAGGTAGAATTTAAATCTTCTACTAGTAAATCAGCTGTTGCAGCTAATTTGGATTTAAATGCTGACCTTACTATTGTTAAACAAGTACCTAATACATCATTAATAATTAAATAATATGTTTGAAGTAGAAGATTGGGTAGAAGAACTTATCGAGAGAATTATGAATACTTATGGTTGTAATCGTAAACAAGCCATTGATTCAATAAAAGAAAACCTTTATTAAAAAGTTAGATATGCAATTTAATTTTAGAGATTCAGATTATAGAATTAAGTACAAAGCTCGTGGAATTGCTTGGAGAGGAAAAATTGGAGTAGATGTTAGTGATTGTAAAACAACAGAAGAAGCTATTGTAAAAGCTAAACTTGATTATACAGTTGCTAAATGTCAATTGTCTGCAAAAATGCCGGCACATGATAATGGTGCTAGTCGTGACGGTTCTATTTTTCCTAATATAGTTAACGGCTTTGAATTTGTTGATGTTCCTGGTGAGTTTGCAACTTATCGTACTGATACTAATATTCCTCTTGGGAAAGTAAAGTCTCGATACGAAGTAGTACAAAATCAAATGGCTTTTGGCTTCTTTGACGATGCTCTTGGTGGTAGAGTAAAACTTGACCGTGCAGGATATTTTGGTTATGGGCAAAAGATATTTATGTCAGCAACATTTGATAAAGATATTAATATTGGTGGTAAAAATGATACTATCCAACATTATTTTGTCTTTACTAATAGTCATGACGGTGGAAGTGCTGTACAAATGATGATTACTCCTATAAGAGTTATTTGTATGAACGCACTTCATGCAGCTAGAATATCAGCTGAAAGTTATATATCTTTTAGACATAACAAAGGTGTTAATACTAAGATACTTACTGTTCCTGAAATACTTGGTCTTACCGAACGTAAGATAGAAGAGGAAGAAGATATGTATCGAGTATTATATAAAACTAAAGTATCAGACGAAGAAGTAAAAAAATATCTCTCTGCAACTTTCCTTACGGGGGAAGAATTCGAGAGAGTAGATGAATTGTCTTTATATAACGGTTTGTTCCGTAGAGATAATTCTGCCTATGAAGCTGCCGGAATATCTATGCAGAAACTAAATACTCTCTGTGATTCTTTTGAATATTATCAAGAAGGTGTTGGTCAAAGACTAATAGCTGGTACAGCTTATGGTGCTTATAACGCTGTTACTGGCTACTTTTCTAATGTCAAAGACTATAAGACAGAAGAGCTTCGTTTAAAGAATACTGTATTTGAGGGTGACTATAATACTAGTCTTAAAGCTCTTAATTATGCTCTAGCTAATGTATGGGAATAAGAACTTTTATTGAAAAACTAATTGGGTTATTTACTGTTCCACGTTGTCCTAATTGTGGTGCTAGACTAGAAGAAGTTCCACGTGAAGAGGAAAGTGACCCGATTTCTTTTAAATGTATTAACTGTGGTAAAGAATGGAGTTAGAAACCGTATTAAAAATAATCTTATTAGATGTCCCTGTTATTGAATGTTTTATTCAGTTTGTAATAACTGCAATAGCACTAAAGATTACTAAGGAAAGACTAGATGATGAAGTAATAAGCACAGTTACTCTTAATTGTGCTTTATTCTTTATTCCAATATTAGGTCATGTTCTATTTGTAATATTTATAATCAGATTTGTTCATTTATTAAAGTATCTATATGGAAAAGAAGAATAAAGTCAGAACTTGCGGTAACTGTGCTTATTTATCTAGTAGAAAGAAAATTACTTTATATAGAAATAAAGTATATGTTTGTGATAACGAAGAAATGTCATATATTAGTTATTACAAGCCTAGTACTCCAACTGATTGTCCTTATCATAAATTTAAAAACAATAATTATAATGAGTAAATTAAGTAAAGCAATAGCTAATGCTATTATTGAATTTAACGCTGGTTTATTAACTCAAGATGAACTTTATCAAAAACTAGAACGAGATATTGATAATGTATCTGTTAAAGTTTGGCGTGAAGATAAATCTGTTCCATTACCTACTTATGGTAAAGAAGGCGATGCCTGTTGTGATGTCTATGCTAAGAATATAGATTATGATTCAGATAAAGATAGATTTATCATTCATACAGGATTACATTTTGCTCTTCCTGATGAATATGAAATGGAACTTCGTCCACGTAGTAGCAATACTAAAACAGATTATTATCTACCTAATAGTCCTGGTACTCTTGATTGGGGTTATAGAGGAGAACTTCTTGTTATTTTCAAGAATCGTACTTCTCGTCAATTAATTAGAATTATTAGTACTTTTAGTAATGCTTTTAACGATATTGTTACACGTGTTAAACACGAAAATGCTTATAATTCTATTATGTGTGCAAGACAAGAGTTTAATAAGTTAATTGAGAAAGAAGGATGTCCTTATGTAGAAGGCGACCGTATTTGTCAACTTCTTATTCGTCATCGTGAAAAGATTACTTGGGATGAAGTTGAAACTCTCGAAGAACTTGGTACTACTGAAAGAGGTACAGAAGGATTTGGTAGTACTGGAAAATAAACTAATTACTAATTTTAAACAATAAATAATTAAATTTCGTGAATACTTGGAATCCTTATGTTGAACCAAAAGAAGAAATAAAAGATGAAGTCGGAGAAGAAATTCATGCGTAGTCAAATTCGCAAAGCTATGCGGTATGTGGCTAGTCTGCCAAAACTTAAAGCTCGTAATAATATCTATCTGAAACTACAAGAAGTAGAGAAGAAATATAAGAACGAATAAGTAATAATCATTTTAGTTATACATTATTAAGAGTACTAGTAGTAATACTGGTACTCTTATTTTATAATACTATGACAAAAAGAATAAGCGTTAAAGTAAAAACCTATCAATCTAATAGATTTAGTAGAGCTTGTAAGAACTGTATTTATAGACCTTATACTCCAACGCAATTAAATCTATGTACTAAAGCCTATATAGAAGGTTATATGAAAGGTTACAAGAGAGCTAAAAAAGATATTAAAGAAAGAATAATATGACACTAGAAACTGTTGGAATAATTATAGGAGGATTAATATTTGCATCAATACCATTTGGAATGTTAATCTATTGTACTATAAAAGATTTAACCGAAAAGAAGTTATGGGGATATGTATTGTTTATAGTAATAATAGTAATATTGTTTTTAACAAAATCTTCCATAGAAACTTCATAATAGATTAGAACTATTAATAGTAGTAATACTGTTGATAGTTCTTTTTTTTATGTTGTACTTGGATAAAATCAACGTATTAATGATAGTTGTATTGCTGGACTTGCCTACGCTCGCAAAGCTCGCTAAATCCCCCATAAAGGAGTGGAAATACTGTTAACCCAACTTCTTTATGGGGGAGGAAAGCGAGCCGATAGGCGAGCGGGATATAGTGAGATAAACAACAGGTTAGATAAGCAACTAGGTAAATATATGAAGAAAGTCTTGCTAGTATTAAAACAATTGTTATTTTATTAAGAGATTATTATTCTTTATAGTCGTAATTATTTGTTTAATGTGTTGATTATTAGTCGTTTACGTTTCGCCAGTTTGCAGTATATACTGAATGTTTTTGCAGAAAGTAGTGTAAGTTTTACATTATTTAATTCTTATTTTATGCAAAATTTACATTATATTGTGTATATTTGTGGTAAATAATTTTCAATTAAATGTTATGAGATATCGAGAGATAATGATTGATTGTAAGCCAGTTCTTACAATACCTAATGTCGAAGTCAGAGCTAGAGACACTACTTATAGTACTACGGATAGTGACGGTCAAGTGATTATTATTAAAGGTAGAACTTTTGGAGTTGCCGCTAGTGTACGTAGAAATGAATTTAATATGTCTATTTGTTATGGTCTTAGTAAATCGGCTTATGTTTTATACTTTTATATTATATTTAATCTAGATTATAATTCTAATGTTATTAATCTTAATTTTAACAGAATATCTTCTGAAACAAAACTTAGTATTAGAAGTGTTCCTAATGCTATAAATGAACTTATTGAAAAGAAAGTTGTATATAAGACATATAAACAGAGTATTTATGTTGTAAATCCTAAGTGTATTACTAATTGTAGTGTTGTGGATTTTGAGAAATCTTATACTGATTTTAGTAATAGATATATAGCTGAATATAATAGTAATAACGAATTGATTTATAAGGAGATATTAGAATGAAGATATATAAAGGAGATTACATGAAACTCAAGATAGTTCGTAATCATACTCGTAGAGAAGATATTATTTGTCAGTCTATAACCGACAGTTCAGTAGACTATCTTTATGAACTCGAATTTACTAAGCGAAAGTGGACAAATAAAGATGATATAGAAGTCTTAGCTAATAATATAGATATAGAAATTGGAGGAGACTTAACAGTGTGTATGCAATATCCAAAATAATTCAAGAATAAAAATTAGCCCGAATTACTCTCACGAGCAGTTCGGGCTTTCCTATGAGTTGTAATATTAAGTAGTTAGTTATTCTTAATCTTCATCAGTAATCATATTAGCAACAATTTGACCTAAACCACTAAACGGACTACTACGTACTTTATAGTAACTATTATTAGCACCAAGTCTTTCATGTTTTATAATCTGATTAACTAATGGTACTTGTTTAAAGAAATTTACTACAAGTTTATTTTCACCTGAATAGCTTCCTGAATTATAATATAAATCATCAGGATTACCAGTAATAATATAGCTACAAAGTGCTCCTAATAATCTAAGATTATCTTGCGCAATACTTAATGCAGCAACAGGTTGACTATATAGTTTCTTACCTTCATTAGCTAATCCCCACGGAGTATATTGAATAGTTTCAGACATTAGACGGTCAGCACTATATAGGATATAGTCAGCTACTTGTGTAGAATCATCATCGTCATCTAGCATTAATTTTCCTACTACAAATAGTGCTACTGCTTTAGTAATAGCTATCCATTCACCTAAGCATCTACGAATATTGGCTTTATCATATTCAGGAAGAATGTTATAATAAGTAGTAAGATTAGCTACAAAATCTGCATAACCTTTAGCAATTCCTTGAAGAGTACGAACAGCTTGAAGTTCGTTACTATCATTAAGTTCGTAGTATTTCTTAAATGGCATTGCTATAAACTCACCTAAACTAACATAAGTTCCTTTACTAATAGACTCTCTAGTTTCATTATATATACCGTCAAAGTGACCTAAACGATAACCAAAACGTTTTTGGAATCCAGGAACTAAGTGTTTATGGAATTGCATTAGTAAAGCTCCCCACCAAGACTGTTGTAATTGATTAGCACCAATTTTATCATAGATACCATGTATTTGATGATTAACTGATATAACCTTATTACGGAAAGCTGCAATATCATCATTAGTAAGACCACTGTCAGGTTTAAGAGTAGCAACACCGTTCTTCAAGATAAGACTTTCTCTAAAAGAAGGGTGATTCTCAAACTTAGTTCTTTCTTCTTTAGTATCTTCTTTATAGGTAGCTTTAAACTCTTCTCTTATTTCTTTAGGAACAGAGCGTAAGAAATCAGTTATTATATCAGCTTTAAACTTAACATAACGTTCTTTCTCAATATATGATTCAAGTACTTTATCTCTGAATGTTTCATATTTAGTAACTAATTCAGGATTATTCTTACGAAGAACTTTAAGCAATGCTTCTTCTCTAAGTCCCATAGCAAACTGTTCAAATGACATTACTTTATTCTTACCATTAACAGCAACAACTCTATGAGAATGAAGCATAGCTAACAATGTAGCGTTCTGCATATAATGTTCACCTGCAGTTTGTTGGATAAACAACAGATTTTCTAATTTACCAATAGGACTGTTACCTTTACCATAACGTTCTGTTATCATATCAGATTCAATAACATTGAATAATCTAATAATAGCATTAGTTTCGTTATTAGTAGTTTCATTATAAGCATCAGCTAAATAACTACCTACATTCTGCATCCATTCGTTCTCACCTTTACGGAAGTCTTTGTATTTAAAGAATTGTCCAGCAGCCATTTCCATTTGTATCTGTGTCTTACCATATAATACGTTGGCAATACCACCAGTAACGTTTAACATCATAAACTTACTAGATACCATATTACGCATAACACGAGATACTTTAGAACGAGTACCTTCATCCATTTCAAATTCATTAAATACTAACTTACGAACTTGATTCTCAAAGTGCTTAACTATATTAGAATCATCACTTTTAGTTGTGCGTATTTCTTGTTTACCAGTAATTCTACTAAGTAATCTATTATCCATAAGTTTATCATTAGGATTTCTCTTAATAATATCCATATTACGTAATTGATTACTAGTAATCTTAGCTAATCTAGCTATATCATTACGAGTATTAAAGTTATACATGCTATCAATAAATGAATTAAGTCTTTCAAGAACATTAGGATTATTACGTTCTGCATTTTCCTGTGCTCTTTGCTTACGTAACTCATTATTCTTAGCTTGAGTTTCACGAACATAAGCTAGATATTCATCAGTAGTTTCACCTTCTTGTTTCTCACGAATAGGAAGAAGTTTAATCTCTGATAAACTATGTAACATAGGAGCATTACTAAATCTTTTATATAGATTAAGCTCTATATCAGACTTATTAGGAGTATCATACCAACCATGACTACGTTTAAAGTCTTGCCAATAATCAGTAAAACCTTGATGAGGTTGTTCAACAGCTTGATTAGGTAAATAACCACGATTAATATAAGCACGACTACGTTTATCTTTAACAAGACTATTAAGTAGATTATCTACTTCATTATATAGTTGTTGCTGATAGTTATTCATTCCGTAATACTTATCATTACGATATTTATTAGTAGAAGGTTGTAACTTAACTTCATCATAGTTAGGATTCTTGTACTTGTCTTTAACTTTAGTTTCTAACCATTTATATTTAGGACTATATTCCATATTATTAGCTTCGTCCTTAACTATCATTTGTCTCCAAATAGCTAATGGTTCGTATTCTTTAGTAATAGGATTAAGCACATGATTCTCGTTATACCATTTATCAAATACTACTTTACCCATTTTGTTCATAGCCACATACATAGCTTCGTAGTATACAGTATTGATATAACTTATATGCTCCTCTAACCACTTTTGAGCTTGTTCTTCATTTGGCTTAACTCTACCAACAGCTGCGGCAAACATTTGCTCTTGATGTTTCTTTAAGTTAGCTATTTGCACTTCTGTAAACTTAGTACCGTCAATAACGCCTGTTTCATCATACTTACCGTATGCCATAGTACGAACAAAACTATCAAAAGGATTGCCAGCACGAGTATCCATATAAGCCTTCTTTAACTCATCTAAGAACTCACCTTTTAACTTATAGTCGGTATTAGCTTTAAGCCATTCAGCTGATTCTCGATAAGTTTCAGATGTTTCAGGGTATTGAAGTCCTTCAATAGCTTGTTTATAACGAATAGTAAAAGTATCCTTAGGTCTGTTCTCTTTATACTTATTATTAAGTTGACGACGAGACAATAGATAATTATTAACTGCATTAGCTTCATAATAATTCTCTTTATAATTACCGTCAACATCAATAACAGCACGCATTTCAGTAAGTTCACTTTGAATCTCGTTAAGACGTCTTTCATTTTGAACAGTAAGAGTACTATAATCATTGTCAATCATTGTACTTAATATATCTCCTTCTTCATGCAATAGCTTCATTAACTTAACATAAGTTTCAGGGTATTTATTAAGTAACTGGTTTGTATTGTAGTACTCTTGATACATCTCTTTAACGTATTCACGTTCTACATTATCTATTAAGAACTTCTCTAACTCATCTTTAGCTTTCTTATATATTAAACCGTCTCGACCATTCGGGTCTTCGATTTGTGCCAGCTTTACAGCCTCTTTTAGCGACCTTAATTTTTCAGTGAACGTTTCATTATACGGCAGCAAAAGATTGCCATTTTCGTCCAAAATATCGTTCAGAGACACATTTATACCGTTGTTTTTTGCGTCCTCAATGATAGCCGATATTGCCGAAGTAAACGCTATCTTTTTGTCTCTAGCTTCTATTTCACTAGCTCTTAACTGATTCATCATTTGTTTAAGAACTATTTGAACTATTGGTATATGTGTTTCTTGACTATCAGCCAACCAAAACTGGAAGAAGTTTTCATCTTCAAATGCTTCTGTAATACTAAGCATATTAGATTGTACACGAGGGTCACTAGAAAGACTAGTAATGTAACTATCGAAGTACATCTTAGTACTACGTTTAACTACATTATCTAAGTCTTTGATACGTTTGAACTTATCCTTAATCTGTTTAAGCATATCATTAGTTCTACGCAAACCTTCGATTTCTTCTTCTGTTTCACTTACAGTATAAGCCTCATCAATATTATAAGGTTGAATAGCTTCAATAATAGAATAGTCTTCTACAAATCTATTAATATCATCTAGGAACATCTCATAACTAGTACGTAATGTTTCATCCTTTAACATAAGGTCGAATAACTTCTTATTAATTATACTCCATTTCTCTTGAACTATCTTGTTACCATTTTCATCTAACTTATAAGTTCCGTCAGGATTAGTAACATAAGTAGTAAAGAAGTTGTGTATATCAAATAAGAAATCATCAATACGTCTATTAGTATAACCATTGATAATTCTCAACGCTTGTTCACGTAAGTTATCATTTAACTTAGTAGCTGTATTAGAACGTAAATCAATAGCTGTAAATGAACGGAAAGCATCGTTTAATGCAGCTTCTTCTACATTAGCATTACTACGTTCAACACTTTCAATAACACGAGATATATAATCATTTATCTCTTTATCATTATCTATCAATGCAGATTCAAGTATATCTTCATTAATAAAGTTATCTTCTGTCTGAACACGAATAATGTTATTATTAGCAAATTTATCTAATCTAGCATTTTCTTTAACTACTTGAGTAATGGTATTACGTCTAGGGAATTGTAATTGACTAACACTATTAATAGTTACTTTCTTACTATACATATAGTCAGGAGTAAGACTAACAGATTTAGTAGTTACACGACCTAAGTTAGTAACAATATAAACATTACCTTCTTTTTCGTATCTAAAATATCCGCCAGCTCTAAAACCTGTATTATCTACAACAGTTTGGAGAACCGGAACAAAACCAATACCATTAACATTAACATCTTCAATAGTTTGATTAATGCTAGCTTTAAGTTGTGCATAATAAGGAGATTCAGAATTATCTGATTTCTTCTTTCTAAGTTGAATTTCATTAGCTTCTAACTTAGTCATAGCTGTTTGTAGTCTCTTGGTTGCAATATCAATGTTATTACGGTCATTAATAAGTTTACGAATGTTACCATAATTCATATTAGGAGCAGCAACAATATAATTAGTAATACCTGCTGCTTCAAGAGATTCGATAGTATTGAGTATAACTTGATTATCAGTAGAAGCAATAATGTATCTACGAGAAGTATCAATACGTTGCTCCTTTATGGGGGAAGTTAAGACAGTACTATTAGGAAACGCTTCTTCTATTAATAAATTAGCACCAGCTTCAAATGCTTTAGGAAGAACTACAAACTTACGAATATCAGAGTTCATAGCTATATTAATAGAACTAATAAATGCAGGGTCATACTGATTAATAGAAACTTCTTCTAATATATCTAATGGAAGAAACATTCTATTATTATCAGGATTAACACTAACTTCTCCAATTTCATTCTGTTCTAATGGATTAGTAGGAAGCATATATACAACACCATTATCATATACTAGCTTATATAAACGTAGAACTTTATTATTATCATTAGTTTTAGCATAATGACGATATTTACGATTATTTTCACTACCAGTAATTATTTTACGTTCTTGTGCTTCTTTAAAACTAAGCACACCTACACCAAGTCTATCGAATACTATTTTATTAGATTCCTTATACTTCTTATTCTCAAATGTAAGTACATCAGGATTATTAGGATTAGTTCTAAAGAATAAATCACGTAATTTTTCTATTGCATTATCATCATTACTAAGTCTTTCATAAGTTCCTGTTTCACTACCGTATTGAATCATACTATTAATAGCTTTGTCTGAATCATTAATAATATTAGTAGCTGTTGAAACTCCATTATCAGAATCAATACCAGTATCCTGTCCATATAAAAGCTCAACAGGAATAATTTTACTAACCGTACCACCTTTAAACTTATAACCTTCTACTACCATAGAATACCTTATCAAATCCATAGTAGCAAGTTTAATAAACGGATTATTGTTATGCCAAGCATTACGGAACATTTGATATTGAGATTCAGTAGATATAGTACTATCAACAATAGTTATTCTATCATAACTATTACGACGACCTTTATATTCAACATTTAGGTTCTTAAATAGATTATTATCAGAAGTATATCTTTGAATTAATGCTACTTTATTAGCAGGAGATAATTTCATAAATGCTTCTACGTTCTTTTCAGACATATCAGACATATCGAAGCTACCTACTATATCAGTATATCCATATAATCTAGCACGAGTATCTTGTTGGCTACTAATAAGATTTATATTATAACTAGGTATAAACTCGTTATCACTTCTAGTTATGAATCTGTTAGTATTAACAAAGTTAGACTGTGCTTGGCTCATATTAATAATGAAACTCTCTAACTGCTGAATAGTTTGAAGATTACGAATACCAAACTTACTAACTAATTTACGGAATTGCGGTGTTTGAGTTTTGAATATCTCACTATCACGAATAATCTTTTCAGTAGCTATACAACTATACTTTAACTGATAATATAAAGAAGGATATGCAGATTCTAGTTCATCCTGATTAATATCATTAATAGTATTGAAATTAGTCTTAGGATAAATAGCACGTATTAGATACTTGTTACCTTTTTCTGTAACTGCTTTAAGAACAGGTTGACCTTTTTTTATACGACTAACATTATTCTTCTTAATATCATTAATACGATTAATAACATCATCTATTTCATTTGCAGATTTACCAGCACCAAACTTATCACTAGTAATTACCATCATATTGGCATTGATTTGGTTGCCTATCTCTTTGAAATATTCAAATGCTCTTAACGCTTTAATTTGATATATAAGATTATCAGTATTATTATAACTAGTACTTTCTACATCATCTTTAAGATGTTCTCTTAATTCAGTTACTTTTATTCCTTCTTCGAGAAGTTCATCTTCATTAATAGTTATACCTTTAGCTTCAAGCATAGCTTTAACATCTTTAAGACGAGTTTTCTTAGTAATACTATTAGCTGGAATACCAACAGTTCTAGCTAATCTTATATACATGTCTCGTCTTAATCCAATAAGAGGATTAAATCCAGTTTCTCCAAATACATTATCATTAGCATTTTGTCTAGTAATAAGTTCAGTTATTATTGGTTGATTAATAAATAGAATAGATGTTTCATAATTAGCACCACAATCTACAATAGATTTATATACATCAAAAGTATACAAGTCTACGTTAGGAACACCACCTTCTTTTACACCGTCAAGAATAAGAGCAGTAGTTTCAGAAGAATAAGGGGTAATCAAACGATTATCTATATTAAGATTATCATAACTCCAACCTAATTGATTATGGTCTACTGTTACTTCTTTACCTTTTCTAGTTACATCTCTAAAACGTTTTCTTAGTTTACTTCGTGCGTCTTTTGCTTCTTTCTCTGTGCTATATGTATAAGTAAACCTAAAACCACCGTGTGCACCGTCAACAATAGTTTTAGCTTTGTTACTAATAGAGGCGAAGTTGTCACGATTAACAGAAATAGCTTTAAGACGCGCACCGGACATATTAGCATCACGATACCAATTTTGAGCAATTACTGAATTAATATTACGATAAGTCTCTGATAAACCTTCAAAGATATTAGCCTTTGCAGCTTTAATATCTTCAAAGTTACTAGAAGATAAGTTTTCACCAATAGATACTGGTAGATTCATTATATTAATAAATGTATCTACTATCTTATTGTTACGAGCATCACGAGTATTCTGTTGAGCTACTGTCAGCTTACTAAATTCTTCTTTAGAATAAAGTCCGCCTTGTTCAGCATATTTAGTAATAGCTGATTCATAAGCTTCTGCATAACTAAGTCCTTCTTGACTTAAATCTATTGCAATATCTCTAGCATCTTGAATATTCTCTCTACTTAGATTATTAAATAGATAATTATTATATCTTCTATTTACTGCTGCATCATCTTCTCCTTCTATATATTCAACTTTCTGTGGTTTACCATTCTTATCGAATGTAGCAGTATGATAAATACCATAAATACTATCAATATCAAAGTCAGCACCGGTTTGTAATACCCATTCATCAGGAACAACAATAGTAGAACCTTGAGATTCATCTAATAAACCTACAACTTTCATTATTGCTACTGATTGTTTGCCTTCTGTTGGAATACGATAACCAATCATAGTATCGAGTCCAGCAGATTGTAAATCTTCAAGAGTAACTTCTTTAATTAGATTACCTTCTGCATCATAAGTATTATAAGCCTTTACCATCCATTTAGGTAACAGTATCTCTACTATCTGACTACCGTCTTTATGATACGTTAGTTTACGACCAAGAGAATAACCGTGTTTCTCTTCTACTCTAGATTGCATCAAATCTCTTAAATCACTACGACCTGATAGTTCGGTCATACCAATATCTGAAACTTGACTAGCATGAAATCCTGGAAGTACTTGTCGAGTAACACGATTAGTAAATATACTATTTACAATATTCTCTATCTTACTACGAACTAAATTAGTCCAAGCAGGCATATAAGGCAATCCAGTTTCAGGATTTATTTCAGCATACTTACGATAATTACTGTCTAATCCTCTACGAGTTAACTCATCCTTAATAAGAGATATAAACTGATTATTATCTATCTTAGCTTGATTACCTTCATATACTACATTACCTTTAGCATCAATCTCTACACCAATACGAGAAGCAGCATCTTTAAAACTATCTTGAATATTAGCAGTAAAGTTATCAAAGAAATCTTTAATAAGAGATTGACCTTCTGGAGTATTATCAATATTATCTATTAGTTTCTTAACAATTTGTAATCCTGCCTTATTCTCACCATCCATGTGTTGAGGAATATCTTGCTGAGTATAAAGATTAGAATACCAACCAGTTTTATACTTAGTTTGAATATCCAAGTTAAACTGTTTCAACCTCTCTTTAGAGGGGAATTTCCCATGAGAATCCCAAAACTCTAGTACTCTATTAGTAGCAGCTTTTTCAGTAGTAGTAAAGTTAACCTGACCTATATTATTATCAGTCATATATTTAGCTAAAGCGGCAAGTTCACTATTGCCTAAGAATCTAGGTATAAGTACGAACTCTGCATTTTTAATCTGAATAGGATTAGCTAACTTAGCATCATTATCTATTTCTAAGTCATAATAGAAGTTCTTTTGAACTTGTATCTTCTTAGATAATTCTCCTAACTTAACATTGTCAATAGGCTTAGTTTCGTCATAAAGAGCTTCGATTAAATCTTTATAACTATCATACTCTCCACGTAGATACATTCTACGAACAAATTCATCAAGAGTAATAAACGATTGAGCATCTGTTACTTCTGACTTATCTTTAGAGAACTGTTTAAGTATAAAAGCTCTAGTTTCTTTAGATACCTTAGCTATATATAATTGCTTCTTTAAATCATCGAGAACTTTACCGCTACTTTGAACATCTTCAAGAGTAATATATTTGAAACTACTATCTATACTAATAGTCTTATTAGGAGCTACTGTTATATCTCCCAAATGCTTTTGTACATTATATAAATCATATCCTGCATAAGCTAATCCTCCGGCTTGATATTCTTTGTTACGTTTAATAGTATCACGAGAATCTTTATAATATGCTTCGTCTCCGAAGAACATATCATTTAGATTATTATATTGAATCTCATAGTTAAGAACCATTTCAGCAATAAAAGCATTGAATGATTCTTGGCTAGCGTTCTTATACTTATCTACAAACTCTTTATCAGAACTATATTTAGCAATAGCTTCTTGTATTCTATAATTAATATAGTTATCTATATAATTATATACAGAATTACGAAGTCCACCAGTAAGTCTAATATTATACTCTCCATTCTCATCTTGTATTAGCGATATTTCACTATTCTTTCCCCCGTAAAGGAGTGAGAATACGTCACCTTCTTCAAACAACCAATTCATATCTACTCTTTTGGCTGTCTCACTATTATATCTACTAAGATTCTTAACTTTATCAATAAGTAAACTTCTAAACTTAAATACATTACCAGTAGGATTGCCATTTCTATCAAGAATACTTTTATGATAATGATAATTAAGTCTAGCTTCTGACTTACGTAAATCTTTAAACTCTTCTTTTATCTTAGGTTTACCGTTCTCATCTGATACAATAGTTACTACTCCATTCTCAACAGTAGTCTCGAATAAGAAGTTGATAGCTTGTGCCATTTCTGCTAATTCTTTAGCATAGATGTTAGCATAAGCTACATAAATAGGATGTCCTCTATAAATATCACCATTAGTATTAAATAGTCCAGTATAATCTAGTTTATAACTATTAAATACGAAAGTCTTTGGAGCATCAGAAGGTGTTTGGGTAAAGAACTTAGATTTCTTAACTCCTTTAGCCATCTCATAATTATCTCCGTTATTAACGTATTCATTCAGAGTAATAATATCCCATTCAAGAGCATTAATATCTTTATAAGACTTAGCTTTACCTGTTACTCCATTATTAACACCGTTGAATAACTGTGCTCCAAACTCACGATAATATTCAGTTAGTTCATAACCAGTATCAGTAAGACGAAGTAGACCTGGAATTATTTTACCATTAGATAGAGTTTTCTCAATAAGTATATTACTGTACTGATATTGAGGAATATTAGTAAACTTAACTAGATAATCACGAAGTTCAGTATTAGCAGTTGGATTATCATTGTAACGATTATCGTTAATTCTTTCAAAGAACTTACTAATATAATTATTCTTTAGAATATCACTAACTAGATTATTCTCTGCATTAATACTATTAAATTCAGAATCTACTATTTGATAGTCTTTAAATTTATCAGATATACGATTAGCTATATTATTAGCATAACCGCCTTTATATTGTAGTTGAGACTTATCAAACGGAACTACTGTATATTCTTCATCATTCTTAGCTTTATTATATTCGCCTGCATAATATATACGTTGTGCTTCATTATCTATCTTTAATATATTAGATGCATTAGCTACAACTTTATTAAATTCTAGCAAATCGTTGATAAGACTAGTGATATTAGAAAGTTGACTATCACCGAAGCTACGAATGTAGTTAACAACACCCTGCCTATTGATGCCGAAGTTATATTTATTAAAGATTGCCGCAAGCTCTTCCGAGATTTCTTGTATTTCATTTGTATTTAAATTGTTTAATGTGGATAATCTATTTTTAAGTTCTTCTAATACTGCAACATCTCCATTCATAATAGAAGGATTATGAACAAGAGAATCAAAACTATTAAGTATCTTATTTTGCAGATTAAGTTTAGGGAAAGTATTACGATTCTTAGTTACTACATTAGAACCGTCTGCACTTTGAATTACTTCATTACGTTCCCAAATAGATTGTTTTAGTTGAGTAAATATCTTATTTCTTATCTGAACATTAGCTTCATCTTCTAATAGACGAGCGGCATATTCTAAATGAGATACTTCTTCAAATCTTTCAGCAATAGTATGAAAACTCTCTACCATAGCTTCAACGCTAGAGAAGTTACCATAGTTGTTCAATGCTTTAAAAGAACTAGAGAATCCAGCACTTTCAGCTATACCTGAATAAGTATCGCTAGCTGTATCAGGTTTTTCATTAATAAAAGAATTACTATTAGTTTTAGGTAAACGAGCAAACCATTCTTTTACTTCTTTACTAACATTCTTATCAATGTCTTTACGTTGGTCAGCTAGTTCAGACCAATCAGCACGCAAAGAAGCAATAGTTTCAGGGTCTTCTTGACGACTATCTTGTTCATTTCCTTCTTTAGCATCGTCATTAGTTTCATAATCCTCATTAGTATCTATACCAAACTCTTTGCTAAGACTAATAACTTCGGGTGAATTAATAACAATATCAAATAACTCATTACGGTTATAATTACCACCATCGTAAAGATTACGAATAATAGTACCGATATAAGTTTTTTGTTCTTGCGTAAGTTTCTTATCATTCTCTTTAAGATGTCGATTAAGATAAGTAATCATAGTTAACTTTACAGCAGCTTGAGGACTTAACTCATTACCAGCTTTATCCTTTAGGACTTCTTTCTCACCTTTACGTTTTCTATTAGCAAGAGCTTTACGAATACTTCCTTGGCTCTTTAGATAAATAGTACTAAGAATATTAATAGCATGGTCTTCCTTTGCTATATCATTACCAAATACACCGGTTCGTGAAGTACGAACATTCTGAACATAATCTTGAGTATTAATCGTCTCTCTGTTATTATATGCTATAACAGCATTAACAGTGTTTGCATCAATACTCTCTTCATTGAAATCTCTACCAGTCTTTTCTTTATACCAATCACGAAAACTATTGTCTTCGATAGTAGCAAGGTATTCAGTAGACTTTCTAACATCATTATTAGTAAGCGTTAATAGCTTATCTAATTTAGGGTTACTAGGAATACAACTCATATACTTTATATTATTAATTAAGTTATTACTAACATTACCAAAGATAGCATTATTATCAATACTATCAAATAGATTCATTAGACAGACGAAAACCGCACGTTACGAAGGCAGATGGATGTCCGTAGACCTCAAATTCCTGCCGAATTTCGCATTTTATATGCTATCGTGATAGTAAGATAAGGAAAATATAAAAGTCCGGCAGATGCGCTTAAAATGGCTCATTCTAAGGCTCTCTGCCGGACTTTCGTCTCTAGGCTTATCTTACTTAACTACATACGAAACTAAGCTCACCAGTGTCAAACAAATGCGTCACAATAGCCTTTTGTCGATTATTCAATCCCTCAATCAGACTATCGAAATTATCGACTTGACGGTAGTTATCACTTATACTACTATCTAAATCTAAGTCTATATCAGGAATATCAAATACATCATCAGTAGGAACACTAACATCTTCCTCTGCTCTATCAAAAATATCGTCATGAGTAACAGTAGAAGTACTAGCTGTATCACTAGTTTCTAATCCAATAGTAGATAAACGATTACGAACTTCTCCAAGTAATGTATTATCTATTTGTCCTATCTTACCTATTAATTCTACTAAAGCATCTACTATTTTAGTAAATAGGTTGTTTGATTCAGTAGTAGGATTAGAATCATACTTAATTCTAGCTAGTAATCTAGCAAATGTGCGATTAGTAATAGCTTCGACTACAAATTCTTCAATAGCAACAGCTCTAGGTTTACTACTATTTAAGAAATCTCCATACTCATCTACTAGACGAGAATCTTGATTAATAAAGTTAGCAAACTTATCGTATAAGTCTCCGAATGATTGTTCTATATTAGCACGTTCATCATTAAGTAGATAATGTACACCTTCATGTATAAGAGTAAGAACTCTACGTTCAGGAGCAAGACTATTAAAACGATTACTAAGAGTAATAGTATTACCACCAGCGACTATTCCTGCAAATCTACCTTCATCGCCTACTATTTCAATATCAGGATTAAGTTTAATACCAGCACTTTCTAATGCAGATATAACAGATAGTAGATTAGGATTATCAGTGTTATCTTGCGCAACTTCCATAAGAGTACCTATTTGAGGAACACTGTCTTGACTAGCAAGTGGGTCAGGTACAACTACGGGAGACACAGTTTGTTGCTCCTTTATGGGGGAAGTAGCGGCGTTAGCCGCGTCAGTACGACTAGCATTGCGACTAGGATTCATAAGGGTAATAGTCCTATTATAAACATCACCAACATAATTAAAGTTACTAACAATATTACCTTTACTATCAGTAACACTTCCTAAATCAGTAACCAATACTCCGTCCTTAGCTACAAATTCTTCATAACTACTATAACCAGTATCAAACCATTCATCTTGAAGTATATTAGGTATCTTAGCTTGTAGTTTACCGTCTACTATTCTAAATAAATTAGATTCACCACGAATAGCTGAATTAATAACATTACGAGTAAGTGTAGCATATACTCCTTCCATCATAGTACTAAAGTTACCATGATTGTTAGTAGGAACAAAACCATTAGGCATACGAGCCATAAGTCTTCTAGGTTTAGTTTCACCAGGTATAGCAAATGCTACATTTCTATCAGCAACGTTAAAGTAAATAGTAGCTCCAATCTTATTAAGAGGACGAAATGCACGACCTACAACTTCATAACCATAAAGAGCTTTTTGCTTACCTACATACTTAGATATTTCGTCTAATAGTTGTTGATGTAAGTCAGTATTACCTTGTAGAGTAGCATCTACTAATGAATGGAATAATTTATCTAATCCTTCATTAAACCTCTTAGTATATTCAGTAGCTTCTGTTTCACTATTGCTCATAGTGTTCTCACGACTAGTAACTGCAATAAGTCTACCTTCCGAATCTTTAATAGTCATACCAACTACTCCTCTAGGAATACGACTAGCAGCGATAATACTATTAGATTTAATATCGGCAACTCCTCCGTCAACTCCTACTACTAGACGATAACCGTCAGTAGCTTCACTAGTAGCTACGTCTCCAAACTTACGATATATAGGATTACCTTGTTTATCTTTAGCATAAATAACACTACCTGAACTTGTACGTCCAACAACTAAACGTTTCTTTTTAGACTTAGTTTTATTAATAGAGGACTTTAAGTTATTAATGTCAGTATAAGACTTCTTGAGTTTATTCATCCAATTAGTCAACGATTCATTAACAATAGCACTAAAGTTAGACTGATTAACATTAAGAGCATTATTAAAGAATATAATACTATTAAGATGTCTAATTCTATCTAATAGATTAATTTGAGTATCACCGAATAAACTAGTTAGATTCTTCCAGTTCTTATTCTCTTGTAAAGCATTAAGCTGATGTCCGAATGTTCCTTCAACTTCAGGGTTATTACGAACACGATACAAACGACGTATATTATTAAGTGTTTGTACAAACTCTTTAGCACTTTCATCTTCATTACTAATAATAGATTGGAGTTGCGTTATAAAATCTATACTACCATTTCTAACAGTGTATCTCCAACCTTGATTTATAGCTTCAACGTTCCCATTATTATAATTAATTTTAGGAAACTCACCTATCTTAATTCCACGAGACTTAACGATAAGGTTATTGTCTTCGTCTAATTCTACACTAACTGTATCATTAGATTTAAGTTGACCAATACGAGAGTAAACCTTACTATCACTTAAATTAACTAAATTAAAGAAGTAACCATTATCTTTAGTATTCTGTTTATTCTCTGCAACAGCTTTATCTAAAGTCTTACTTGCTTCTTGTATAATATCAGAAGGAGTTTTAATCTCTTCATCAACATTAACTATCTTACCGTCTACTATTTGACGATTAGCTAGAATCTTAATATCATTATACAAATTAACAGCTTTAGGATTCAACTGTTGTAAATAAACCATCATATCATTAAGACTAGTAAATGTCTTACCTTCTACTTCATTGCCTTGTATCTGATTATACAAGTCTATGATAAGATTAATTTCTTCTATACGTTGACGCTGACCTTCTAAATCATTATCAGATATAGCTGATTCAAGAACTGTATCATCAGTTCTAGTATCTTCTTTCTTAGAAGTATCTACAACAGTAATATCTCCAATAGCAATAGCTGCATTAAGTTCTTCAATACTAACATCAGCAATTATATTGCCTTTAGCATCTAATCCGTCAATACTTACATTTCCAAATCTACTAATACGAATATCAATATCGTTAACTTTAACTGGTTTACGAGATACATCACTAAGACTTGCAAAAGGATTTACTATCGTAAATTCAAGATTACCTATATTAGATTTATTTACAATACTTGAATTAGATTGAGATACTACTTTGTCTAACGTTTCCTTTAATTTCTTCTCTTTTGCAGTCTTTGGTTTAGGTCTAGGCTTAGGCTTAACCTCTGGTTCTTCTTGAGTCGTCGCTTCGCTCCTCCTTTCCCCCATAGAGGAGCTTCCTTGCTGATTCTCCGGCTGTCTTTGCTGTACTTCATTCTGTATAGCTAACTTGTTTCTTCTCTTAGTAATAGCTTCTCTTAGATTACTTATTTCATTCTTACCATTCTCTGAATTAGTTAAAATACTAACAGCATTAGATAAACTTTTATTGCTAGTATTCTGACTTTCTTCATCAGTAAACGCATTATCTAGTGCTTTCTCAAGATTGCCAAGCTCTTCTTCATTAGCCATATTAACAAAGTCATTAAGATTCTTCTTTGCTGACTTAACTAGATTCTTAGCTGCATCTTCTAATTCTTTCTTACGAGTATCTTCAAATTCCTTAGCTTGTTCATTAGTAGTAATAATACGAGAACGATAATTATCTCTACGAATTTCATCAAGAAGTATCTGTCCCATATTATCCATATACTCTGAATTAATATTACGAACTTGTTTAGCAAGAGTACCAAGACTAAAGTCTTTACCTGCCTGTTTAAACAGAGCTACATCATTTTCATCTAATTCTTCTATCTGTTTCTTAATAAGCGCATTTTGTTCTTGACTACCTTCTATTCCAAGAGCTATATTTTCTACACTACGAACATTATCTAAGAATAAACTTTCCATAGGACTTAAACCTCTACGTAAGTCATTAACTTTAGATTCTATTATCTTAGATATATCTAAGTATTGACTAGCTTGTGCTTTATCCAAAGGATTATTACTATCCTTTAGACTATTATAAGTAGACATTACTTCACGACGATACTGCTCTAATATACCTAACTGCATACGATTCTTAGCCATTGGGTCAAGAATCTCATTAATAGCAGGAATAGTATTCTCTAATTGAGATTGAATAGTATTAAGTCTTTCTACTCGTTTATTTAATAAGTCCGCTTCTTGTGCATTAACTATATTCTCTGATATAGCAACATCTAGTAAAGCATCATCAATATTAGCACTTCGTAATGCAGTAGAATAATTAAAGTATCTATCAAGAACAGTACGCATAGTTTTCTTTATAGATTGAGTATCTCTATCATATTCTACTTCATCAGCAAGACCTGCATCTACTAGCTTTTTCTTTAGTCTAGGGTCTTCAATATAATCTTCGAGTAACTCATAGTTACCTGAACGAATAGCATTTAAAGTAAGAGTAGTTGTGAACTTCTCTTTAGCAGCAGCACGTAAATCTTCTTGTTCTTCGGGACTAACTTTACTATAACGAGTAGTACCTACTGTTGGGTCTTGACTAATAGTTCCATCATCAAGATAAGTGATAGGATTACCTTTAGCATCACGTTCTATCTGAAACGGATTCTCACCATTTTCGATAATCTGCATCTGACGAGCATACTCATTGAATACCTGTTCACGACCATTTATTTCAGCAATACGTTGTTTCTCTTCTACATTACCACCTTTACGATTATTAATAGCTGACATAGCACCACCAAAAGTAATACCACCAATAACTCCCCATAATGCAGCATTGTATAATTGAGGATTCTGTAAGTACTTCTCTATTCTATCCATAGATATAGCACCATTATATTGTTCAGCCTGACCTAATAGATAACGACCATATAAAGTTCCTTCTTCTTGACCTACAAAGTTAACAGTTTCTTCAATACCTTCGGATAATTCAGATAATAATAGATTCTCACTAGAATTAATAAATCTATTTATCTTACCTGCGAAATCTTTAATAGTACCTTTTGCCGCTTGACCTAAAGTTTGACTAGCAGATTCAACACCAGTAGAAGCTATTCTATCAAGAGCTTGATTTTGTGAATAACGAATACGAGGAGTAATAGCACGATTAACTTGACCTAATGCTTTATTAACTGCACGTAACTGCATATAGTCGAAGAATACATTACCTGCATTATATCCAAAGTTTCGCATAGCTGCTTTATCTGCAACTATAAGAGCGGCTTCTTCTTTAGTTCTTTCTTTAGCTTCATTAGCAATATCAGGATTATTATCTAACCAAGTTTGAAATTCTTCATCAGACATTCCTGTAAATAACGACAATGCTTCTCCTTCTATTTGTTCCGCAACTCCACGAGCTTCTTGATAGTTCTCACCAAGACGCATACCAATAGCAGTAATACCATCTTTAGCGATAAGTTTTAACTTATTAGCACGATATACATTATCTAATTTAGTAGCTTTCTTAGCCCAATTCATTGCACGATTTACTTTAGAACTATTACGTCCTAATGCTGCAACACCTTTACCAACAGCTCCAACTCCTTTAGTTAATAAAGTACCAGGAATCATTAAAGATAGAGAACTAGCAATACTTGGAACTTGACTAAAGAACCAACCTGAAAAATCATTCATATCAAATGCTTTATCAGGATTCTCACGATATATAGGAAATAAATCATCACGAACATAGTCAGATATAGCATCGCCTGCTCTAGTAATAGGATTACTAAACGGTTTATCGTCCCATAATCCAGCAGTAGCTAAATCTACTAACATACCCATACCACCAACAGTATCTCCTATAACTGTTCCAATAGTTTGACCTAATGCGTTACCTGCTTGTTTCCAAGCCGATTGATTCTTAGCACGAAGAGTTTCTAATTCTTCTCTACTTTGATAACGATTAGGTTCAGCACCATACTTAGCTAAAGAATGATAATCTTCCTCTGTTCCAGTAAAGACTTCTTTACCACTAAGATTACGAAACATGAAGTCGCCTTGTGCAGCTACATCAGGTTTGTATTTAGTAACAGTAGGAGCTTCTTTAGCCATATTAACAGAATTAGCCCCACTGTCTAGTGGAGCTTTTTCTACTGATATATCATCAAATATATTTGGCATAACTTAGTTCATTAAATCGTTTATTTGATTAAGTATCACTTGACTAGGGGATTCACCAGTAAGTCCTGAATACATTCTATTAAAGAACTGGAATACTTGTCTCTTAGTATCAATATCTAGTTCTCTAAGATTACCAGTAGCACCTGCCATAATCATAGCCTTCTGCATGAGAGGACGAGCAATAACTTGCTGCTCCTCTATGGGGGAATTTGCAATAGAACCATTCCTTGCACTAATAAGATTTATATCCTCTTTAATAGGAGCAAGAATAGCATTAGCTTGATTATTCTGAAACATACGTTGAAATAACTCACCTTCTGTAATCTTAATTACCGGTTCATCATTAGCGTCTAATATCTGATAAAAACTACTACCATCGGTAACAGCAGAATATGTTCCATCTCCAAATTCAGCATCAGATAAACGATAATTCCTTTTAAGTGCGTTATTATACTTAATAGAATTAAGAGTATCCATTGCTTTAACAGCAGGTAGAGATTTGAATCTTTCTATTTCATCATTAATGATAGCACCTGTAATCATGTAATCTCCAGCTACTGCATTTTGTATTCTCTCTTCCATTTCAGAATCAGGATTCTTAGCACTATTCTTTCCAGTCTTAGGAGTATAAGGAATATTTAAGAATACTCCGTATTCCCCCGTAGAAGATGATGAACACCAGCCATTATTAACGTTTTTCTTCTTAACTTGTGATTGAATAGTTTGCATAATAGCATCACGTTCTCTACTATCTTCAACAGGTTCAAGAACTCCTTCGGCATTACGTTTCTTAATAACAATACTTCCAGGATTAGCAATACTAATCATATTCATTACTCTTTCATTGTAGTTCTTTAATTGGTCATCTTCAAATCCTTGACCAGTAGCAACTATATGAGGAGGTAAATCAAATACATTAACATCAACATAACTAGGTGGTAATGATTTAGATATACGTTTAGTTGCAGCATTAGACATTTGTGCAGCTTTTTCATATACGTAAGCAGGAGAATCTTTAGTACTCTTAGCAGTAGTTATTTCACCTCGTCCTATTGCTCTAAAACCTGCAATACCCATAGTAGTTAAACTACCATATACTTTATTTCCATAGAAAACTTCATCGTTTCTAGTAAATTTTTCAGGAGCATTATTACCAGTAGTAAATCCTACGGGACTAAGTTTAAGAACATCTGCTATTTCAGGAGCTAAACGAGTATAAGCGTCTTTACTAATACGAATATATTCTTTATCTCCTATTTTACTAAATGATACATCTTTACTAGTCAGTCCCATATCTGTTCTAAGTTTAGATATAATAGCAGCTTTACTACTATCATTAAGAGGATTAACTAGAACTGTATCGAAACTATTGCCTTTAGAATCAGTAAATAACTTATTCATTCTATTAGCATATTCTAGTTGCATAGGATTATTAGTATCTGCCATATCTCCGTTACTTAATCTCTTACCTAAGAACTCCGAAGCATATTGTTCTTCTTGTGTAAGATGTCCTTTTATTGCATCTAAACGATTGTTAGCATTAGCTATTCCTCTATAATAAGTATTAGCTTCATCTAATAATTGTTTCTTAGCAGCATCAGATAAAGTAACATTATTAGCAATACCTGAACGTAGTTTACTATATGCCTCATCTAAAGGAAGAGATTTAGATATTCCATAAGAAGAAAACATATTAGATAATTGACCATTAAGAGTATTTAATTGAGATTGTACTTTAGCAGGAGTATCAGGTTCTACTTTTTCTTTACCGCCAATAGTAGCTAAAGAAGGAAGTAAATCAGGTTCTTTACCAGTTTTAGGTTTAGCAGAATTTTTACGAGCAGCAGCTAATAGATTAAATCCTAATTCAGGATTAATTCTACTTTTAACTCTACGATAAGCAGAAGTAGCATATCTAGGAGCAAATAAGTTCTCTTCAAATTCTCTCTGTGACATAATAGTTCCGTCAGGCTTAGTAACAAGATTATTTTTATTTCCCTTATTAGCTTTCCAAATATTTACTTTATAGTCTTGTTCGAGAGAAGCACGAGCACCGGGAGTTTCATTTAAAGCAGATTCAAATGCAGCACGAATCTTATCTGCTGATAGTTGTTGAATACCACTAGCTGTTTTAAGATAAGGAACATCACCAGCAGCAATATTACCTTGACCGTCTTTAAGATTACCTTCTGCATCTCCCCATACTAGTTGTTCGCCAGAACTAGAATCAACACCAACAGTAGATAATACTTTCTGATATAAAGCACTATAATCTATTTGTTCAACAGGACGATAATTAGGTTGGAACTGATTACCACCTATTACTTTACCTGTTTCATCTATTTGGTCTTGATAATTATATTTATTTTGTTCTAATGTGTATGCTTTAACATCACCGTCATAAGCATTACTATTAGTAACTTCATCTTGGAACTTTTTAAACTCTTGTTGATAACGTTCACGACCAATAAGACCTGGATTACTAGCTACTTCTCCTGCTAATCTTTTAGCAGCAGTTAAAGCAGTAGCATAACTTCCGTCTTGTGCACTAGCTTCTATTTGAGCATTAATATCTCTCGAATAGTTATTGAGCCATTCATTTTCAGCTTCATTTAATTGCTTATTAGCAAGAAATGTTTTAATCTGATTACTAGTTTCAATAGCAGTATCATGTTTCTGTTGAAGAGTATTTAACGTACTATTGTAAACATCTAAAGGAGCGGCAACCCGCTCCCTCTTTTGATAACCTGCTGTTTTAATATCTATCGGCATAGTTATAGTATTTATAATTAAGCAATCTTTTTCTTACCACCACATCTGAATAAAGTACTTCGTATATTACCTAGTCTACCTTTATTCTTTTCCATTAGTTTTAAGAACAATTCCATTTGTTCAGGATTAGCACTCATCATAGCAGCAATAGCATTTTCTTCTGAACGTCTTTTATCTACGCCTAGTTGATAATCTCTAACCGCACTAGTAAGTCCTTCAATAACATTAGTACGATTATTAGCTCTTGCTTGAATCTTTTCGTTTTCTGTTTGAGTAACCGCATTATCATAAGCGTTTAACACTTGATTATTCGCAGCTTCTACTCCTTGACGATTAAGAGCCGAACGATTAAGAAGGTTTGTTTCAACATTCTCTTTCATACCTCTTAATTTATTACGTTCAAGAACTCCTCGATTAGCAAGAGATTGAACACGAGCAATCTTTCCCGAAGAACTAGAAGTATTAGAATCAATAAGTCTAGCAATATTTCTTTCAGAATCTCTACTTTCTGCTAATTGTGGATTTATATTATAAGTAGTTCTCATCCTTGCAGGAATTATAGTTCTAGGTCTAGTAGGAGCTTGAATATTATTAATACTGTTCTTATTAGTAACACCGCTTATAATATTACCTAATGCTCCAATACTAGCACTAATAGCTTCTCCACCTATACCGCTCATAAAGTTTCCAAATCTACTAGATTTAGATAATGGACTAGTACTAGAACTAATAGAAGCTCCAACAGGTTTACTTGGAACTACACTATTAGTCTTAACAGAATTCATATTAGCTTTAGTCAAAGCATTAGGAGCAAAACTACTACTATAATCCTTTTCTAAACCAAAGTTATCATAGTTATCCTTTAATAATCTTGTCCTAGAACCAAGAGCTGATTTCTTTAATTCAGGATATTTCTTATATACCTTAGCTCTCACATCAGAACGACCATGAAGTCCAGCCAATCTAAGAGCATCACGAGCATCAGCTTTAGTAGGAATAGGATAACTACGACCACCACCTGCAAAGTCTTTAGACTTAACACTAGGATAAGGTTTCTTATCAGAACCATAATCTTTACTACGAGAAAGACCACCTAGTTTTTTCTTACCAGTTATTGTTCTCATATTTCTTTTCTTTTTAGTACCATCATCATTAAGACCATTTTTATCCTTAAATGATTCTTGAGCATTAAATACTTTAGAAGGTTCTACACCTTTTTGAACTAGTTCAGCAGGACTATTACCATTAAGAATAGGTTGAGCACTAAACACTTTAAGTTGTTTAGGAGTAACTTGTACTACTTCTCCACCTTCAGCTTCAACACCATTTTTACCAGCGTCAATAACAATACCGCCAGTATTGTGTTTACGTCCTTTAAGAAGGAATGAATCTTTCTTAATAGGAATAGCAGTACCACCCTCGACAATACGTAATTCAGTTCCTTTATGGGGGAAGGTTCGTACTTTCCCGCCCTTAGATAAGTATTGGCTTAAGAACTGTGACCTCTCTTCTTCGGACATCATGTTCTCATTTTGAGCACTGGCTAAAGCCTGATTGTCTTGTAGGTTTTGAAGACGCTCTTGTCTTAACCTTTCGGCTTGTTCAGCTTTCTTCTTCTTACGATTGCCTATGATACCGCTAACAATACTAGTACCAACAGAAATCGCAGTACCTATAAATGCTTTAGGTCTTTGTTCATTAATACGTTTCATTATTCTCTGTATTTATTAACATAACATTCAATCTTCTTAATCTCTATCTTAGCTGTTCCGTCATTAATTACAAAACGCACACCTAGATATTTACCATTAATAAGATTGGATTTAAATGGTTCGTAGTTCTTATCAACATCAACAGTCAACTTACCAGTAAGTCTATCTATTGGATAATTAGTAACTACTTCGTTTAAAACACTACGGAAATAATTATAATTCCATTTACCATGTTCATAATAAGGTTTAGCTGTATCGAAAGTATTACGTTCATTAACAGTAATATCTTCAAGTCTACTTATCGAAGTATTACTAAACAATAGTATCTTATTACCTGCAAAGTTAATGTCGTTAGCTTTATATAAGTCATAACTTATGTAGTTAAGTACTTTAATAGTATCGTATTCAAGATTGAATAATACATCGACTACCATAGTATTATTATTGTCTCCTACATAGAAAGGATTCTTATTAGCGGCTATCTCAAAGTCTTTATATTTAAGATAACTCAAAGGCTTTACAAATCCTAATTGACCTATAATATTCTTCTTGTTGAAGGAACTAATATACAAATTGGTTTTTGTATTATAAAATCCTCTACATAAATAAGTATGTACACTTATCCAAGTATTAGTGACGAAATTATAACTAAGGGTAAAATCTGAAACATCCCCTATAAAGGAGCAGATTAACCGATTATTCTCCTTATCCATTCCCATTAGTATTTGAGTATTACTAGTTAAATACTCATCTAATATAGACTGTACTCCGTCACCTAGGTCATTTAGATTCTTTTCATCAAATCTATATAACCTCTTCTTACTTCTGTCTAAGAATATATAGCCAGCTTCATTACATACGTATGCTTCAAAATCTTGTAGACCACCATATCCTTTTTCACTAGTAAACACCTCTTGATAATCAATATCAAAAGCATCAGGTATTAACATTTGAACATCTTTATCTTTAGTATAAAGCGTATTATCTCTATTAAAGATAAACATTGAATGTTCGCAATGAGCTATAAGATAAGTGCCAATACCAATAACGTTAATGATATCACCTTTATTTTCGCTAATTATCTTATAAGCATTAGGTCTAAATATTCGCCATTTATTCTCTACTGATTCATCACTAATAACATCACTTCTACGAATAGTTTGACGGTATTCTGTAACAAAGTTACTATATAATAATTCACTATAATTAATAAATTTCTTACCTGCATAATCAAGATACATACTACTTATTTCAAATGTATCATTAATAGTAGTAGGCAATAGATGAATCATACGAACATTCTGAACAAAAGAATTATCATCAGTATGAATAGTATAATATCTTTCATCGGGAGATGTCTTAATAGTCTTAGCAAATAACGGATATAGCGAATAATAATTAAGAATTATTCTACTTATAGGAGTATTACCTACTCTTTCACTATCCCAATGTACTCTAGGGAAATTAGGATAAAGATTAGTATTATCCGTAGCTTTTTTAGGTATTGGGTCAGTAGTATCATAGTATACACCATTACGATTAAATGCATAAACACATGCTGTCATAAAGTAATAATTATAATTATAGATATAATTTTCATAACCATAATTATAAGTATCCCCTGTTGAACCAACATACTTAATATAGCCAAGTGGAATAAGGTCTTTATTCTCCGACATATATAAGTTATCACTTATATTAAGTAATAAGCTATTTACATAACCTCTACCATTTGCAGTATAGAATCCTAACTTTAATGACTTATTCAAAACAAGATTAACAACAGCTTCTCTACCTGCATTATTATCATCTTTGCTATCAGCCATTATAATAGTAGAGCTTTTAACAGCTCTAATATCTCCAAATTCTTCTGAAGGACGAGATTGATTAAAATCAGTATCACTACTATAATAGTCAGTAAACATAGGACCTTTATAAGCATTACCCGTAGTATAACGACTATCGGTAATAAATATATTACCAGCACCTGACTTCTTTATAATATCAAATTCAGGATAATAGAAACGAATATTATTAACTTGTTCATTAAATGCAGTATTAAAATCATCATCTCTACGTACAGGAACACCTTCACTAACTAATATAGGTTCTGTCTTTTCATAAGATATAAAATATCCTACGAACTCTTTTCTCATAGGTATGTTGTCAAATAAGAATTCTATCTGATGAATTCCTCTGTTACTAGGATTTCTAGTTCCTCTAAACATACGATTGCCATTATTGTTTTTATAAAGAGCAATACCATTAGAATTATATTTAGGAAATATATTACAGAATCTTACATTACTAATGCTATCAAATATATTAACTACATCGTGTGCATTATTAGTATTAATGTTACCATATTGACTTTTATAAGCATCAAATTTAGTCTTAATATCAGATATTAGAGTGTCTTCATTTATATCCATTGTTAATGAAGTATTACCTTCATTAGCTGTACCTAAACTAATAGTCTCTGAATAACTCATAGTATTAGGAATATTAATACCGTCAGTAATATTACCATTAGGATATACATAATGTACGAAGAAGTTATATACGCATTGATTAATTGCATACTTAGCACTATCTGAATAAAATTCTGTATCTTCAGGTTTAGTTTCACTATCTAATATCTTAGGAGAAGCAAATCCAAAAGCATAACTAATATAACCTCCGTCAGGACCACTAACACGAAGTTCTTTATACTTATCATTATTATGCAGTTCAAGGAACTCGCTACCACTAGAACGAATACCACCTTCGCTTATTGTTAATACATCGTCTTTACCAAAAGTAGGAATATCAAGAAGTAAACCGTCATAATTACTAATTCCGTCAAGATTAAACTTCTTATTCTTTTGGAAACAAATATATAAGTTACCTAATACTCCTTCATAGGCTTTAGTACTTTCAGTACTTACTCTATCATAAATAGTATAATTTTCATTACCTGTGTAATCATAAGTAGAAACAGTCCTTAGATAATTTATAAATGGAATAACTATCATGAACTCTTTCTCGGCAGTTATAATAGTTTGATTCCCTTCTTCTACTGTTTCTTTAATATAACCAACAGGATAAGCCTTTAAGTCAGTAAATGTTTTAGTAGAACTTAAATCTGCACTAAGACTACTTATAACATTAAAGTCAACAGTATAACTTTCATCAATATTGAAATCGTCATCTGTTGGTTCTCTATCTACTTTCCATTTATATACTGTTTCATGTATTCCTTCAATTTCGTTAATTAAATCTTGTGTAGATTTATTTTCATTGTTGAAATTAACAGATAGATTAGGAAATAATTCATCTATTGTATGTCTACTAGTTTCGCCTTCACTATTAATAATTAAAATAGCATCTTCTCTACGATGCCAATAACTATCGTCTAATTTACTATATTTAGTAGCAAACATAAACTTATTCTTAGATACATCATATGCAATTCTAAGTTTATCTCCTTCGGTTAATCCTCCTTCAGCTTGTGTCTTAACATCATTTATTGCTCCCGTAGGATTAATTGTTTCATATTCATCAATAGTATATATAGTTGAATTAGGAAACTTAGCTTTAATAATATCTAATACTCCTCCATAGTCCACATAAGCTGTTTGAAAAGAACGTCTAAATTTCATTCCTTTATCAACAGGACTTCCAGTAGACATATCATATATTTTATAATAAAAGTCAATAGGATTATAACGGTCGTATTTTAATTTATATGTTTCTTCTCCAATAGTAACATCTCCTAAGTAAAACCACATAGGCTCGATAATTTCTCTAGTATCTATATTTAAGTCAAATTCTTCAATTGATACTACTTTAAAATCGTTACTAAAATCTCTTTGAATATTAGGAGCACTATAAGAAGTGCTAGTAAATAAATCATTAGTACGTCCATATCTTACATAAGGATGACTTACGAATCCTAAACTTACTATACTAGAATATTTATCAGGATATATCTCATCATAGTAAGTACTTCCGTATCTACTAAATTCTAGTATATACCAATCTTTATCATCGGGTTTAACAACTACGGCAGTAGCAGCTTCATATAGATTATCTGTATTTTGATAAGAAACGTAGAATGGAGTAGAATGACTATTGTAACCACTATCTTTATAGAAAGCTCTAATAAAGTCTTGAGATGAAATCATTAAACAATAAGTACCATAACTATTCTTACCAATACGAGTAAGAAAGAACTTTCTAGTAACTTCTTTATATTCACTACCGTCACCATAAGCACGTCCTTTAATAGTTACTACATATCCTTTGCTAATATCAAATGTTCTAGGATTATTAACTATTGACGAAGTTGCAGCTCTAGTAACACTACGTCTCATTATAGATTTATTTCCGATAAAATCTTTAACTCGAACTTGTATATTACTAGTATCAATAGAACTTACAAGACTATTAATGTTTTCTTCCTTATAGTTAGCTACATACAATCTATTGTTATAGTTACATAAGGTTTTTACATTATATAGATTAAAGAAAGAACTAGTAATATCATCTAGACTAAATGTTTCGTTATAAACATCGTCTATCGTGATTCTACTAGTTTTAATATCTATATCAGAAGTATTATATACTTTAGTATCTCCCTTTTGAGTATTAATTATATAACCTATTTGATAAGCTGTATAATTAAGACCTGAATTATCTATTTGTAACCCTAGTTCGATATTTAAGTTTACCTTTTCAGTATTTAGATTAGTATCTTCTTTAAAAGTAAAGTTTCCTATCTTATAGTTAACAGGGAGATTACCGCTACTGTCGTCATAACCAAAACTATTATCTTCGATAGTAGTTTGATTTCCTTTATCCCATACTAATACAGGAGTTCCAATAGGAAACCAACCAGTATAATCGTTTCCTTCTTTATATCTAATAAAGAAATTATATATTCCTTTATAGATAGCACTACCTGATACTAACTTGGAGTTATTAAGATTAGTCTTAGGGATATTAGGAACTAACGCATATTTAATATCGCTTCCACCTTCTAGGTAATTAGGTTTATTAAGATTAATTATCTTTAATGGAACTTCTTCATCAGAATTAAGTTCAGTAATAGCGACAATTAATTCATTATTTACATTATAGGTATATGTACCTATAACTTTACCACCTTGATAATTCCAATTAGTAGTAACTTCCGTAATAGCTTTAGTAGATTCTTTATATCTTCTAATCTTACTATTATTAGTAAAGATAACTATTTCATCAGAGCAAGAGATAACACCAACTATCTCTTCATTTTCACTTAATGTTATAATTGTCTCGATTGACTGTTCGTTCTGAATAGAATTACCGTCACGAGAAACCATAGTATTAACAGCATGGGTCATTGAACCATTCTTAATGGATTCGTAACCTCCGTCTTTGTTTAACTCTTTAACTATCTCCATTAGTCTCTAGGTCTAAATGTTGCATTATAAAAGAATGATGCCCAACCTTTATGAGAATTAGCATCTTGATTTTCATTAATAACAGAAGCTCTTGCTCTGTCACGAGAATCTCTCCATAATAAATATGGATTAACTGGCATGGCACCTTGTAGAGAATATACTTGATGTTTAAGTCCTCTACTTAGTAACTTCCACATACAAAACCATTCAAGAGCTTCGATAAGTTTTCCGTTATCAGGTATAACAGGAATATTACAATGAAAAGTATCACTATATACAGTCTTAACTGTAAGATAGGATACTTTAACAACATCTGTATCAAAGTTTAATTGAATAGCATTAGCGTCACGAAGATAAACGTAATTACGTCCTTCATAGCTTTCAGGGTCTACTTCAACAGTACGCTTACTTTCTCGTTCCCTAGATTTCTCTCGGTCTTGAGTGAAGTATTCAGTAGTACCTGAAGAGCAACCACAGTTTCCTTTCTTTATGGGGGAAACCTCACACCCGTCTGCATACACTTTAAATGCGTTCATACAACATGGGAAATAAGCAACTCTATCAACAACTTCAATAGTAGTTTCCTTTTCTTCATATTGAAGAATACCCATTTCATTCATAGCATCTATACACCAAGCACCAACTCTAGGTATATAATCGCTACTCATAATATTGAAATCATTATCAAGTCTTGCGATAATAGTTTCTATTGAAGATAGGTTTTTGTTCATTGTTTCTAATATATTTTTGAGTATAACTTGGGTCAAACTTAGAAATAAGAGAGACACGATTGTTAATATCAGTATCAAGATTTATTATATCTTCTACACTATGACATTTTGCAAGTAGTTCAGCATTTGTAACATTCATGTGATTATTTATACCATGAAACTTAAATACTGTCCTATTCTTAACTGCACCGTCAATCATAATAACTCTACAAGACCAATCCGAATTATTATAAGATATATATTTAACACCGTCATATTCCTCTCCTTTTGCAATAGCTTCAAGATGTTTCTTTTTATTATAAGGCGTAAGTCCTTTAATAATAAGTTCTTCTTTATTTCTTCTAGTTTCTACAAAGTTAATACGTTTTCTATGCTTAATAACTTTACCGTCAGCAGTAATATGTGATTCAGTTCTTTTTACTCTTTCTATAATAAGGCAACCTATTTTCTTCTCAAACTTATAAATCTTTCCTCTCAATACTTGCCTTCCTATTTCTCCAAAGAACAGGTAACAATACTTTTTGTATTGTTCTCTTGTAATTAACTTACGCTTCTTTAATACATCTTGTCTTATCTCACAATCTTTTATCTTACGAAGCACTCTAAAGTATTGCTTTAGATTACGGTAAAGATTGCCATATCTTAATTGTTTTACATCCGTAAACTTAACATACTTCTCATCTATGGCTTTCTCCATTTTTTGATTAGTATCTAACTCATCTGTATTCCATTCCCAGTAGTTATATACACATACATCAAATATGGCTTCAACAGCATTTCTATTTTGTTCAATGGAGTATTTAATTCGATAAAGCAAAGATTTATATCTGACTATATTGTGAGACACAAGGTCGTACTCCTCTTCACTTGTCTCTATAAAATGTGTATACATATTACGTATGTCATATCTATCTATTGCATTTACTTTCATACTTCTATCTGTTGTTGGTTTATATCATCTTTAACTGGAACTTCATTAGTTACTCTCTCAACATTAAGTAGATTACGTTTATAGATTACATCTTTAATACGTTCTACCATATCTTCAGGAATAATAAATTCATCATCATTATCAATACTTGATTCCATTTTTTCATTAGTTTCAATTGGAATTTCAGTAGGTATCTCAAATGGAGATTCAATGATAATATGACCTAATGGTTCAATAAGTGGATTACCATTACTATTAACATATAAATAACCATTGATATAATCATAACTTAAACTGGTACACATTCCTGGAAGAGCTTTATAAAATTGAGCATTTGCTTCCTTAATAAATGGAATAGCCATATTATCATATCCAACAGTACGAACACTAACAAATGGTAAATTGTTATCAAGACGAACTGGTCTAGGAACTCTATTCTTACTTCTCTTAATTTTATACTTAGTACTAACAAGAGTTTGGAATATATCTCCGTCAGGAACATTAATTAGACTTATCCTGTATCTTTGCATTAATATCTTATCGACATTAGCGTGACGTTGATAAGTCTGACGTATCTGTTCATTGAACGTATGAATAACTGCACTACGAATAGTACGTCTCGCAGTAAAGTTATTCGGCTGATGAATAGCATGAGCTATTTCAGATACAATTTGATTTAACGAACTCATATCACTATTATTTTGAATTAGTATTATAACAAATATAGTTATTATATTGGTATCGACAAGACTTTTACTAATAATTTTAATTCAGCACTTCTATCTAGCTTGCTAGCTAGCTTACAGATATTCGCGTTGTAAACATTTTTATACAAGTGACACATTTTAAGACCCGTGGTGGCACGCAATACTGTCGGATAATAGTAAGTTAAGGAAAGGTACTAAAGTCCTATGGTGAGCTTCTATGAAAGCGTAGGAAGGTGGGACATACTTTTTATTCCCCCATAAAGAAGCGTGTATACTGAAAGAGCCGACTATCTCTAGTCGACTCTCACTTGTTAATCTTACTAATAGTACTTACTTTGGATATTGATTAGGTTCATCATCTTCTATTATAAACTTCTTATAGTCTATCTTGAAGAAGGCAAATATTGGCTTTAGAATCCAACTCCAAAAGATAAAACTAAGAATAATAGAATTAAGTACTACCTTAACATCTCCTAGCTTTAATGAGAAGTATATTACTCCCATTATTAAAGCACATACTAGAGTTATTACTCTTTTATTCCAAGTACTTACTACTTTGTTTCCATTAAGTTTGTCAACTAATTTAATTACTAGATACGCTAGCACATTTACACAGATTACAAACGCAAAATCAAAACTAGTAGCCGTAGTACGTAGAATCTCACTAAGTATATTCTCGAAGTCCATATTACAGCAAGAATAACAAAGTACCAAGAATAATAGTTAACAACACACCTCCTACTCTTATGTAGGTAACAACTTTTGCAGGAAGAACACTAGTAGCTTCTTTCCATACAAACGCTATAATAGTAATAGCTATTACAGCAACAAATAACACTTTCATTAAGATTCCCATAAGCATTAAGTTTTATATTATACAACAAATATAAAACTTTATTTTAAAAAGAAAAGAGAGACTACTATTATTTAGTAATCTCTCTTTAGGAATATAACAGAACTTGTATTACTTCAACTCGTTGAAATACTTCCAGAGTTTATCTTCTCCAAAATCAACGTCATCAAACCAAAAGTCGATAGCACTCTCGAATATCATATCGTCAAAGTTAGCATCAATCTGTGATTTATACAAACCGAACATTTCTCCGTCTATTACCTGACGGTCTTGGAAACGCTGACTCTGTTGTGTCAAAGCCCACTGATAAAGACCACCCTGTAAAGCAAGAGTATCTTCGCAAGATTTAGCCCATGCTTGGAAAGCAGTAGGAGCAGTACCATTTCCTGCACCAACACCGACTACGTTAATGTTTGTAGAACCGTCTCCCATAAGACCTGTACCAGTTCCGAGAACACCAGCAGAACGACGATTACCAAATAAAGCCCAAGCTCCAAGAGCAGTACCGATAATACCAAACGTAAGACCTGCATTAGCTTTACCGTTAACATCACGGCGACCGTACATACCGTCCATCCCTGCACCATTATAGCCTTCAGGAACAACTTTAACTTTTTCAATTACTTACATAATAAATAAGGTTTAGATTAATAAATTAAGAATATCTTATAGTAGCCACTATACACTCATAACAAAGAATACTATTATAAGTTCAGACATTAATCTATTTTATCTATAAACAATAATTTTATGAAAAAAGTTAAGTATCTCGTGAACAAAATAAAAGCCCTACTTGTTATAGCAGGGCTTTATAGAGTTAACGATACAATGGAATCACTTCTTTATGGGGGATTCTTCAAGAGTACTTTCAGATACAGATTGCCATTCAGAACTGGATAACAATTCATAAAGAGCTTTATCAGAATAAGTATCATAAGGATATTTAATAGTGATACTTTCATATCCTTCTTCATCAGTAGTTACTATCCTTTCTACCTTATTAGGAAATACTTCTTGGAAATGTTGACACTTCATAAGTGCTTTATTATTATCTCTGTTTTTACGTAGAACTAAATTAAGTTCTTTGATTTTAGCTGATTCTTCTTTACCTATATCAGCAATAGGAAATACAATGTAATCAATCATAACTTTAAATCTTTAAATATTAAACTTAGTGTATATGTTAATACTAGAAATATACCAATTAGTATATAAACTAATTTAAGTATCTTGTGAGGTGTTACTTTCATCTTCTGTATTAGAAATAAATATAGGATGATTAATATCGATTATCTCATCTTTCTCCATTAAGTTCTTTAGGAAGTTAATTTATTAACACTAGTACCAGTCTTTTGTAGTGATACTTGTTCATCAATATAGCCTCTTTTTGCATCAATATTCTTTTTACCATAGTTATCCCAATAATAATTAGGTAACGTAACTTTAGGAGTTATACCAATATAAGTGTTTAACTCTTTAATCTTATCGTCTGTTGAGATTTCATCGAAAAGCATGAAGTCGTAGAGAGACATAGTCATATTATCTCCATTATCAGTTCTAGCACCTATATAAGGCGAAGAATTAGCTTTAATAAATTGACTAACAATATTATGAGTAACTCCTTTAAGTTCTAAAGTTTTTATACTATTATTTAATATACCATCAATATAGGTTTTATTTGCATTTTGATAAGCTAAACTATTAGATAATGCATCAAAATCATTTATTATATAATTAGTATCACCTTCAACTTTTCTAAAGTCAACTATAAATCTATTATAATATTCAGTATTCCAATTTATCTTCATCAACACCTGCTTACCACTCTTAGACAAAGTAGGAATAATAACAAAGTCGTCCACGCCATCAAATTGGTATGAACCATCTTCATTAACTCCACTTCCTTCTGCATAAGCCGAATTATAAATAACTCCATGATTACCATGACCGGATATATCAGGAATGTGTCTTAGTATCTTATAACTAGAGTTAGGAATACGTAGTAGTCTAGGAGACAATATACAGTTAGGCTCATTATCATCGAAAATCCAAGTTGCTGTACAAGTAAATACCATTTGTCGTTCAACAACATGTGGAGTATTAGGCAAAGGATTTCCATTAAGTTTAGCATTACTAACAGTATAAATATCTTTAAGAAGATTACAATCATTAAATGAACCTATTCTAGTAATACTAGAACCTAGTTTAATTTTGTCTCCCCAAGATATTTCATTATTATTCTCATCCTTGAATCTTAATAAAACAGGATATGGCTGTACAATGTCTTCGTATCTAACATATTCTTGAATAGTAATATTTATCTCTTTTGGAAATACTAAAGGTATTTCTAATCTATAATAATTACCACGTGAATCTTTAGTAGGAGTATAAGATTTTCCATCAATAACAACATTAGTTACTTCATCTGAATCTTTATAAGGAGGAACAATATCCAATACTAGATTACCTGTAATAGAAGTAGAATAAAATTGTCCATTTACTAGTTTCAATATTGTACCGTCAGTTTTCCTAATATTTGTAGTAACTGAATATTTAGATACATTAGCTTTAATATTAGGATTCCATTGAACATAATCACTATCTTGTTCAATAACTAAATTTATCTTTTGAGGAGACTTCTTAATACCATAGAAGATTACATCATAGATAAAATCTGTATTAGACTTTTCAATAGTGATATTATTAAAGGCAGTAGAAGAAACTTTGGATATTTTATAACCGTCAAGAACAGTAATACTAGTTTTAATATTACTTCCTATTGAAATATAATCTCCTACTTTTACTACATTTGAATCTTTATCTAAATAGACTATATTCTTAACATCTATATTACTCTTAATAATAGGTCTAAATTCAACCATATCTTTATATAGAGTTCCTGCCTTATATTTCTTTAGCTGGCGCTCGATTAAGAACTTATTCATAGAATAAGAAAATGACATAAGGAAATAGATAGCTATATTACCGTATTTATCACTATTATCTCTTATAGTACCTAAATATAATTTATCACTATCTTCAGATGTTCCAATAATTAAATCTTTACCATTGTAGTTATACTTAGATTGATAACTTATACCTCTAATAAAATCAGTATTAGCAATATTAGTATTGTTTTTATAATAACTCCAAGTATTTATAATATTAGGAGCAGTTAAATATTCAAAAATAAAAGCTCCGTGTTTAGTTGCATCTTCTGCACTCTCAGATTTAGAAGCAATAATTCCAATATTGTCAATACTTAGTATTTCTCTATCTACAATGAAAGTATAATCTTTATAAATAGGCATATTGATAACTTTACCAAAATCATTTATTCCGTCAAGGCAGAGAGCACCTTTATTAGAAGGAATAATTTCAATAGTTAATCCTGTCCAATCAAGATTAATATCATCGTATCTAAAGTAAAATCCTAAAGTAAAAGTGCTATCAACAGCTTCGCTTGCAGGAATATCATATATCCCATCTTCTTTAAAAGAAATACTTTGTTCTTTATCTGAAGAAATATAACTATATATTATTTCCGTCTTTATTCCTTTTATTTTTACTTTAAAACCATTTGTAGCTTTAAGTCTACTATGATAAACAATATAATAATTACTTAGTTTTCCTACAACTTTAATAGAGTTACCGTCTTTAATAATTCCCGTTTGGTCTCTATGAACTAACCAATAATCATTCTTAAATTCCTCCGTATATCTTCCAACACCACTCTCTTCTTTCCAGCCAATATTAAATAACTGCAAGTCTCGACCATTACCACTGTAATCAATAAGTTTATCATTAAACTGTGCATGATTATCGTTAGTAAGACCTTGCTTCTTGACATCGTAGTAAATATCAGGCTTAACATACTTGTCCAAGTTGTAGTAGGCTATTACTTGATTAATTTCGTCAGTGGTCAATGCTCGTTTGGCGATGAAAGTCCAGTACCAGGCGACAGAGGAAACTTCCGTAGGGCTACCGTCCTTGATATAACCAGCGACACTATAATTAATATCACTATAATTAGTTATATTATAACCCATTGCTTCGTAATCAGCCTTATCACCAAGTATATTGTTGATTAGATTACTTGCTCCCACCTCTGTATTACCTTTAGATATCTTATATCCATATATACCTGTTTTACCGGAAGTCTTAACATTGGTTCTACTCCATATAGAACCTTCTCTTATATAATTAGTAAATCCATAGTTATCAGGGACTGGTGATATCTGGTGAATCATAGACACCACCGTTAACTCCTTGCTTCCGTCCAGCATCTCGGATACAGGATTCTGACTGACAATCATGTCGTTGACTCCGTCAGTAACGAAAGCACCTTCATATTCAGGTAAAATTTCAACACTTACTATATCACTACCATAGTTAGCAAAACCGCAATTAGTACCATCTGAACTACTCTGCACATTATAACAAATAGGTAACTCATAGTTACCATCTTTAGCCATATCCACAGAATGTTGAACACCGTTACTGTCTCTATAATAATAACGAAAATGATAAGTATTACTTAATCCACTGACTTTTATTTTAAATGAAGGGATGTTTTTAGTTAGATACGAATACGGAACTAATAACTTTCCTCCACTATTAAATATAGCATTAGTATTATCTTTAACTACTACATTCTCGCTATATGTATATTCTTGGAAATCATTACTATATCCACCAAATCCACTATTTAATCTATAAGCACTATTTAGAATCTCTAAATCTCCACCTGCATTAGGAATCTTATTCTTAATAATATTCCTATCAGCATCAGTATTCTTTTTACCGTAATTATCCCAAACTCCAATAAGTCTAGCTTTAAGCTCTGGTGGAAGATACGGTCTATCTCCACCAAGAGCATTATTCTTAAAAGGAATACCGATACCTATACCTATACCAGTATTAGTACCCATATTGTAACGTATCAGCAACAGCGTTATTAACTTGTTTAACTAACTCAACATTCCAACCGGAATAAAGAACAGTAGTAATAGGTTCGTCCATACCAGCAAGAACTACTTCTACTTGTATCGGATCTTCGGTAACATTCTTTAATAAGAACGGTTCTTTACCACCCATTCCATTAGGAATAGAAAACTCTGCAACAGCTTCAACTTTACCCATTATAGAAATCTGTAAACTATTAGCTGCATTAGCTCTATTATAAATACGATTATCCATGATAATTACTTTAAATGATTATTAATTACTCTTTGCAACCTTCCCCCATAAAGAGATATGATAACGGTAATTACCACTCCTTTATGGGGGATGCTACAAGAAACTAAATTTTGTTTAATTACACGATACTATTATTAACTTTTTAATCTGTCATTCCATTAGCCCAATCAGTAGGAATACTTGCAGAATTACTAATATTAGACTTCTTCATTTTATAAAACACATTAGCTCTACTAGCAGCACCTAAAGTATTAAGCCAATTCCAAAATTCCGGAACACTACCAACAGTAGAAGCAGCATTATAGAATAGACCAGTCACATTAGTAAGTTGTTTATGTTTATTAGCATTAAACAATGTAGAACTAATCTTCTTAGGACTTCTACCTAACCAGTCTCCTTGGCTTTGCCCACTAGCAAAAGCATAACTAATATTCTTTAGATTAACATTCTTAGCGAATATGTTATCGTCTACTTGCTGTGCTTGACTAGCAGTTGATTCAAATTGTGCAGCTAAGAACAAACAAGATATATTCTGTAAGTTAATACAATCAATTACAAATTCAACAGGCACAATAACATCGGCAGGAATTACACAGAAATAGAACATATAAGATATATTAGTTAATTTAGTTAATCCTGCGAACATTTGCTTAGAGAACATTTCACCAATATCTCCTGTGGAATTATTCCATTTATATGGAAGAATTAAAGGACAACAATGGAATGTCATTGATAAATCAGTAACATTACTAACTGGTTTAAATAAGTTAGTTGGAATACGACCACGAATACCATAGTTAAAGTAATCGTATGTTAAGTTTCCATTAGGTCTACCACTATTACTAAACACACCGTTAATAACCATATTAGTTCCATTAGTACAATAATAGAATAAGTCAGGTGAACATAAATAATTCAATACTTTTCTATTAGCATGAACAGAACTAGGCGGAGCGATTGAAGAAGCAGCATCTTTAAATACATCAGGTATAGTAGGAGAACAATTTATTGTTCCATTTGAAACGGCTGTATAAAGACTACTATTTAATATAATATCTTCAAGTCCACTAAGTCCATCGTAGGCATATTCATTCCAAGCATATTCATATTTATCATAATCTTTATTTATGATTACTCTGTGAATATCTCTATTATAGTTAATCATTGTCTGCTTTTCATCAAGATATTCTCTAGGGTCATAATTAGGATTAAGAATATACTTAACTGGATTATACTTTTCATTAGGTACTATAATATCTCCATAATTATTTGGAGTAAGATCACCATAATTCATAGTATAAGCCTGTGCTTCTGTACTTTGGAATCTCTCTAAACAATAAGACATATTAACTATTGTCTTTCTAGGAAGAGTTCTCTGTTTATTATAAGTGATTTCAGTAGGCATTGGTGCTTGTTCATCAGGAATCCATTCTCCATGTTCATCAATTCCATAGTTCTCATTTATACTATTAGTAGAAGCATCGGTCTCATTCCAACCTTTCCAACTATAATTATTAGTAGCTTCCATATAGAATAGTCCATAAGGAACAGAACCTTTCTTAACGTAAGTATTCTCTGTTTCAGAGAAACATCTATAAGCATTAACTATCTTACAATTAGAGAACCCTTTACCAGTAAGACTATACTTACAATTCTTCATATCAAAATATAAGTTTGCTATGTTAATAAGATTATAATTAGTCTTAAATGAATTAAGAGGAAGTTCAACAACAGTATTTACAGGAAGAACAAGATTAGCAAAGAATCCTGGTATTTCAACAATAGCATTACAACCAGTAAATACATCATAAGGGAATGCTTCTTCTCCTTCTTTAACGAATTGTTTAGTGAATCCTTGAAAACTTCCTAAAGTACTTTCATTAATAGCTTGTTGTCCAGTTATATATTTTAATGAGTTTCTTAATCTACTGAACATTGAGTTGTGGATTGGGAAAATAACATTAGAACCTGAACCTAAACTAAATGAATCATAGATACCATACAAAGCTGTCGGGAATCTTACTTGTGTCTTATTCTTAACAGTACCACCAAATATATTATATAAAGAACCAGTAGAATTAACAAGTTCTTTAAATGAACTTTGAATATATTTAAGTTTAGTATTCTTATAGAATAAAGGACAATACTTTACTCCATCTTCTACATCTTCATCTGTTATTTGATTAAAGTATATATTAGAATTATTAAACATACTACTTAAATATTCTAAATCAGGAAGATTAGCAAGAAGTGTTCCACAATCAGCACTAACAAGATGCTTATCAATAGTACTATCACTAGGACAATTATTAATATTATCTACAAACTTAATAGTTCCAGCACTAAAACTATTTAGTCTTTTAAGTTTAGAAGGAACATTTCCTTTAAACTTAGCTAAGAAAGCAGGACTTGTATATTTAGTACCACCAAAATAAAATATACCATCCATAGTTTGTAAATTAACAAGAGGACTAAATAATCCATTATGTTCAGTAGAGCCATAATCATAAGTACTAGTTAATATTTTAAAGTCTTGTGCCTGTAATCCCCAAAATAGTGAGTTCATTGTAACTACTTTAGTACAATGATTAAACATATTTCTTCTAGGACTATCTAGTAAATCCCATTTAACATTCTTAGCACTAGCAAAACAACTATCAAGAGTAGTTACATTATCACACTTATATAAAAAATAATAAACATCATATATACTACAATTAGTACCATTGAACATAGAAGTACAATTAGTAGTACCAATAGTAAAATTAGTTCCTAAATCAGTATTATTATCCCAAGCAGTTTTTCCTTCTGTTGTACTAGTATCTGGACCAAACCATTCGCCATTATAATCAGGAGTAATACCTTCTACCTTTTTTTTAGGTTTATGAATATAGAACTTAGAGCATTGATTGAATACACTGTTACCATTAAGACTAATATGCCCAAATACTCTCTTTAAGTTAGAACAACCAACAAAGAACGCAGAACTTACATTAAAAGGATGTTCCTTATTATTATTAAACTTAAAATAATGTACACCTTTGGCATTTTGAACACTGAATTGTAAATCGATTAATTGACTAACATCAAATATCTTATTACCGTTATAAGTAGGGATTGCAGCATTACCATATTGTATAGCTTCAACTTGACTATTAGTTATATTCAATGTCCTAAGTTTAGGAAGTTCAGACGCAGCTTGAATATCGTTAGCTGTATTAGTATTAGACATATTAAGTGCTTTAATATTAGGAGCGCCTACAATATAAACAATAAGATTCCTATTTGTACATAACGATATATTAATTGTTTCAACATTATTACAATTAGATACATTAAATGTAGTTAAGTTACCATTATTTGTACATATAATAGCCTTTAAGTTAGGACACGAAGTAATCTTAATAGTATGTAAGTCTCCTAGATTACTAAGATTTAATTCAGTAATCTTATCACAAGAATCAATAGTGACTGTTTTTAATCTCTTACAACCGGAGAAATTTAATGATTCCAAGAACGGTTGATTAACAAGACTAATACCTTCAATTGTTGAATTAGTAATATTCAAAGAAGAAAGAGAAGCATTAGGTAAAGATACAGAAGTTACAACAGAACTAGATATATTCAAGTCTTTCAACTTAGTGTACTTCTCTATATTAACTGTAAATGTGCCTTGTCCAGCATTACCACTCCAAAATTTAGTATTACTTAAATCAATATGTCGAACATCAGAAAAGTCTTCATCATTGACAAATATTGTTTCAAATGGAATAGGAGAATCACTAAGTGTATCAACAGACGATAAATCTAGTTTAGAGAAACTAGGAAGTTTCATACTAGACATGAATCTTTGGAATCTCATTCCACCTAATCCTTCTATATCGTTAATTTGAGGAGTATTATTGATAGTAACTTGTGTATTGAAAGAACTAATAGGAGATAATCTAATTTCAGTAGGTTTACCTTCTTCTAAGAAATATCTAGTATCAGTAGTATTACCAATATTAACCACAAATATTGCAGGACAATTAGACGTAATAATGAGTTTAGGATTAGTAGCTTCTGCACCACCTGCGGAAAATGTACCCTTATTATTATAAGGTTGAATATTAGCAGCATTGCTATACTTAAATACTCCGTCAAAGAACCAAACTCTCTTCTTCATCCAATCTCGAACATACTCAACACGAGTACCATGTAGAAATTCAATATTAGCATAAGAAGGTTGTCCACCTGATTCACCAACATAAGCTGTAAGATACTTAACATTATAGTCATAATTAAATAGAAGTTCGCCACAATTTGTTGTTTGAGCTGCAAAGTAATTATCTACATAATTATTAACATCTTTGCATATATTATCGTTGTTTCTCCATAAATCCCAAAGTCCTTCAAGAGAATTATCATATACACCAGTATTAGCAAATACAGTATCTCTTAATACATCCCACATACGAGAACTATAAGTATCATATCCACCGTCAGCAGCATTCTTAGTAATAACTAATGAATTAACATCATTCTTATCATTGTTACTAAATTTATCCAACCAAGCAGTTTTAGCAACAGATTCAAGAGCAACATTATCAAGTCCATTAGCCGTATCCATATCATAGAATCTAATAAACCATTTCTTACTTCCATTAATATCATAACATACAATAGTCATATTCTTACCAAGAGAATCGACAAGTCCGTATTTTACACATACTAATAAATAAGAAAAAGCATTTCTTATTGAGAACTTAGTATCAAGTTCAGCAGCAAGAGTAGACCAACTAGATTGTGCAGGATATTCACCTTCGGTTTCTTCATATCCTCCTACCGATTCATTCCAAATATACTTCTTAACTGTCGAAGTAGTCATTTGAGCAAAGATACTAAATAGTTCTTGTAGTACTCTCCAAATATTATCATCAGTAACAGGAGCGGTTGGTTCTAACCAGTTACCACCGTTATATTTAAACTCACCTACATGCTTTATAATAGATAAGTCATCTTGCATAAACAAAGCTAACGGTAATGTCTTATCACCGTCTACAATTATATTTGCATTTTCACCGAACTCATAAGAATAAACCTTACGTTGGTCTATGTTTCCAAACATTTCATCTTGAGCATAAGTATGATAAGAAGTAACAAAAGCAGGTAACTTATTATCTACATATTCTCCGGCCGTGTTCTTTATCTTAGTAGTAAAGTCTTTCATAAACCGGAAACCCATATTATAATAAGCTCCACGACCTAAGTTAAAACTATATATACCAAGCATAGTTTGAGTCCCTTCACCATCAAACTGAATAAGCAGTATAATAGGAAATCCTTCAAGTGTTTGCTTAATAGTTACCTTATCATTAACTGTCTTATCACGAGTATCTACTGGACGATGAGCTTCTAGTTCTTCCATAGGTGGAGTTTTCTCGAATAAGAAATCCGAGTTATCATTAATCCATTTACCAATAGAAGCATTGTTAGCATGAGCACTATCTACAACATCGGCTTTAAGAGTGAACTGTCTTTCGGGAAACCAAGTCTCTTTAGGTTGGAATAACTCATAATCAAGGTTACTTCCGTCATCAGCTTTTAACATCTTATCAAATCTTATTTCTAAGTTCTTAATAAGGTTGTTCATAGTAGAAGTACCTTGTTTAGAGACGGCAACATCAGTAGTATATTCAGAACTTGATTTACCGGAAGTTGGACTAAAGTAACTCATAGTACAACCAGTATACCAGTTATTATTCTGTCCACCTATTTCCTCAAATACAGCACGAGTAAAACCAGTATTAGCACAGTTAATCAACATAATATCTACTGGAAGTACTTTAGTAGTATCGGAGATAAGACTATTAAAGTTAACGTTAGCATAAGTCTGATTAATATCGTCCCAAAGTGTTGAATTTGGTTCAGAATCAGAAGTAGAGAAGAAGTTTCTTAACTTCATTCTATTGTATTCTATAAAATCTACACTACCGTCAGCTAATAGAGTTGCTCTAGCTTTTGAGTTCATCGCATTGATAACAATCTGTTTATCATTCGCAGGAACACGGAACAACTTAATATCATAGAAGTTAACATCGGCAAAATTCTGAATTTGTCCAGCATTACTAATATCACAACCTAGATATATCTTTGAACTAGTTCTCCAAGTAAAGTCATTCTTTATTTCACGAGCTGTACTAAGAATACCATTAATAAAGATAGCAACTACCATCTTTCCTGGATTCTTATTAACTATAAAATCAACAGTATTAATAACATCTTGTTGTATTTTACAACTCATAGTTTCTTTAATATTACCGTCAGTATAAGACCAAGTAATATCTTCGAGACCTATCTTAATACCTTCCGAGAATTGCTCATCTGTATTGTAATCCCCTATAAAGAAAATTGTTCTATTTGAGAAAGGATGTCTATCTGACTTGAATGTACACGATATACCAAAGCCTTGTTTTGACCAGTTATTAAGAGTAGTAGTATCATCTTTAAATGGTTGTACATCAATTACTCCATGAGCCTCTCCTGATATACGTAACATTGATTGTCCGTTCTTTGTTAAGAAGCCTGAAAGAACACCATTAGTATTATATACATTTAGTTCAGTTGTAGCACCGCTAGGTTCAATAGCACCAGGAACTGTAAACGAAGGTTCATTACTTGTCCAAACTTTAGTAGTAGACATTTGTGGAAAACTTTCTTGACGAATATGCCAACTAGCGTATCTACTATTATTAGGATTTTGGTCAGCAATAAGTGCTTGAGAACTAGATACAACTTCACAAGCTAAAACAGTATCAGTAATAGGGTCACCTTTTTCAGACCAACAACGAAGAGTTATATCCCAATTACCTAATACTTCTCCTTCAGTTGGAATAGCATAACTAAATACTTGTTGTTTACCACGCTGCACATATTGGTTATCATTATAGTTTCCTTCATCAAAGTAACCTATATCTTTAACAATACCATTATGTTCTATTCTAACAGCATAATAGATAAGACTTATTCCTGCAAGATACGGAGTGAATGCAAATGATATATTACCGCTTTGAGAGAACTTAGTTCTTTCAGCTCCTGAATCTACTTCTGCCTTACTAGTAATACCTTCTACAAGTACTACTAGATTTACACCGTCTTCTACTACTACACGATTTGTTACCTTATCTGATTGAACAGTTTGTTCATTCATTAAAGTAAATGCTTGTGCCTGTATAGTATAAGAACTACCAGCAATAATACTTCCTAAATCCCATAAGTTAACATTGACTTGTCTAGGAGCAGTAGAAGTAGTTTTACCTAATTCAATAGTTTTACTAGCACCATTAGTTACATTAGTAACTACAAGATTAACATTCGAACCAATAATCTTACTAGTAATACTATAAGTAAAGAAGTAATCAATACCAACAGTTGCAGTATTTCCTGATACAGAACTAGCAAGTTTAATACTTGCTTCTACTATATTTAATAGATATGATTCAGCAGAGAATCCGTCTGTATCATTGGCTGTAATTACAACAGAGTGATTACTATTAGAAGAGAATCTGTCTAACTGCGGAATATTAAGAGTTCCAGAAGTATTAGTCCATGCTTCTTTACCTTCGATAATTTTATTACCGTCAAGAGTAACAGTAATAAAATATCGCTTATTATTCTTAGAAGAAGTAATAAGATATTCCAGTTTAATATTAGTAGTTACAGTAGAATAAAGATAATTAGTATTACCTTCTTTTACTATATTACCATTAGTAAGTGTTATTTTATCTTCGATAGCTCCTCCGCCATCGCCACTTCCACCACCACCATGTTCGGCAAGCCAAGCAATATAACCACCATGTTTCTTCAATGCTTCATCGTGGCGAACAAGAACATCATTAAGACTTTCCGTAGTCTTACCTTCTTCTGCAAGGTCAGGGTCAATAAGACGAGGGTCATCGACCACAATTCCAGTAGCTTTACCTGAAGACGATATATCCCAAGTTCCAGTATCAGGATTATATCTTTTAATATCATCTGCCATAATTATTCAATATTATAGTTTGGAAATTTAATATTTATAATATCATTACCATTATTAGTTTCACCATTACCACCAACAACACTGTAATTAGGATTAAGACCTTCTATGTTAACATTGTATTTACCTGAATTATTAAATACATTAGATAACTTTTTGACAGTAATCGTTGCTTGATAATAATAAGTAGAATTATCAACCTCACCTTTATTAAGGAAATACTTAATATAAAAAGGATAACGTTGACCTGCATTTACTTTAGCTGTAACATCTGTCTTACTATTAATAGTAATACTAGCTGGAAAGAAATACCTTAACCACGGAATATTAGGACTAGGTAGTTCTTTATTACTAGTATGTTTATATCCCGTAGCTTGACACATTAAATATATAGGAGCTGTAATTTCCTCAACTAGTTGAAACGTACATAAATGTTTAAGCATATCGAAATTCGCATTATTCTCCCAAAATTTAGGGAAAGATTGCCCTTGTAAAGCTCCTTCGGCTGTTTCGGTATATAATTCATCTGAATTAAAATCTTTCTTTAGAACGTCCGCAGTGACCTGTATGATAGGCTTCATAGAGCTGTTTTCGTTCTCTAAAATGGGATAGCTGCAACTGTACGTATGTTTGTGTCCGCCAAGACATAAACGGTAATTATGGGTCTGTAAGAACTTTGAGAACCAATAGGCATTAACTTTAGTTGTATTAAAGTTCAAACGACTACCGCTTCGTTCTACGCCGGTATCTTCTTTACCGTCCCAATAGAATGAATTAATAAGATTTTGAGTAATGATAGTAAAAGGCATTTCATGACAATAAGCTATCTTAGCTTTAGCATTAATAGCTTTTGCATCATCTCTTTCACACCATTGTTTTATTAAGTCATACATTACTCCGGTAGTAGAAAGTCCATAAACACTTCGTTCAGTATTAGAACTTATCTCACTATTAACACATAAGAAATGAGTATGACCAACATCGAATGAGTATAATGATTCAACGAATATTTCCTTTCCTTCAACAGTAAATACAGGAGGATTTTCTTCATCCATTTCATAACAATAGAAAAAACGAATGTTAGTAGCATTGATTTTAGAATCATCTCCACCGTCACCAAGAACATAGACATTAGCAGGAGTAAGGTCATTGTTACCAACAGTAACCATTTCTGCAATATCATATAAAGATGCTCTACCAGCTTCGTAATCTAACCATTCATTAATACGATTACCATTCTGTGTCATATCACCAGTATTAATCATAAAGTAGCACATAGATATGTTACTAGTTTCATATCTATTAAAGTCCTTCTTTATTTGGTCAGCGGCTATTCTCCACACATTATATTCATCCCAATTAAAGCCTTGTTGGTCGGAAGTCTGAACAAAGTTAAGAGCATCATTTTCCATATTTTCACTCATAACTACAAACCTGCGAACATCGCTCCTATAAGTTTCGTCTCTACCTACGTAATATTCATAATAGACATTCTTGTTTCTTGTATGAGTATCATATTGTTCTCCTAGATGAGTAAGTATTACCTTATGAGTAGTAAACGGAGTACCGTCAGTAGTTATAGCTCTAATACGATTATAGTATTTACGAACACCAGTTTCATTCTTAAACGATTCCACTTTAGTCCATTCAGTATAACTATTATCACTACGGTATGCACGATACCATAAGTATTCATCATAGTAACCTACGGAAACCCAATTAAAACATCTACTAGCATCATCATTAGGCTCATTACTTTCATTAATAGTATAACAAGCCTTACGTCCTAAAGTCATAGTGACTTTATTAGGTTTGGTACTATCTAATAAAGTCTTATTAAAGAATATATTCTTATTCTCAAAACTAGCTCTAGGAGTATAAGATTCTACTCTAGGAATAACATCAGCTTCTAGGTTAACAAAGTACATATCATTAGCATTATTTCTAGCACTAAGAGCTTTAGTAGCTTGCTTAACATTATCCATAGTATAATACTTAGTAAACAAATACTTACTACTAAGATAACCATAAGCAGTATTTTCAGCAGCATCAACTTTATCAGCATCACCAGCATTAGATATTTGTAGTCCAACCAAATCAATATAACCTTTAGATACCCTTATGGGGGAAGTCACGTTATTATAAGGATTTGTAACTGAACTAGGTTCTGTTCCCCAAGTCAAGAAGAACTTAGCTTTCTTATTATCAAACTTAATAAGATTACCATCACTAGCATACCATTCCATATCATAAGTCTCAACTTTAATACGAGTAGTATTAGTATTCATTACTGAACATTGAGCACCTCTAATTAAGAATGTCGAACCTGCTTTGATATTCCCCCATAAAGGAAGTACTTCCCAGTTTCCACCTTCTGTACCATACTGTAATGATAGTCCATTAAGAGATACATTTTTACCTGTAAGATTACTAAGTTCAACGAAGTTATGAGAACATGGATTATAACTATATTCGTCACTAGTAATACCGCCACAATACAAAGAGTTAATATACAACTTTTGTAGATATAGAGTAGTTACATATACCCAACCAGTTTCAGGTTCTTCTTGTCCACCAGTAGGTTCTGCTTGCGGTGTATCTAACTCTTTCTTATATACTACTAGCTGTCCGTTATTATTAACCTTAACACGATATACTTGTCTATTAGGGGCAACGAAACCAATAGTATCTAATTTATTTAATGCTTCATAATCAATACTACCGCCACCGCCTGAACTAGTACCAGTAAGATTAACAGGTTCTCCATTAATCTTAGTATATAGACGTTTTACGTCGGTAGCAATAAGAAGTTCGTAATCTACGAAATTATTAAAGTTATCTTGAATTTCTTTAATTGTTCCATAATGACCACGAACAGCTTTAGTATTTGGTTCATATTCATCTGTTTCAGGTTCAAAGCTTTCACCAACAGCAGCAACTCTAATTGCTAATTGTCCTGTATTAGGGTCAATAGGAGTATATTCTTTTAATACAGACTTAGTAAAAGTATTACTAACATGACCGGGATTTATAATTAAATCTCTCTGATGGACAATAGTATCAAGATACTTTTGTATCACTTGAATAGATTGAATTATAGGAGCTAGCTTTTCATCTTCTTCAAGAGCTGCTCCTAATCCAGAAGTATCTACCCAAAGAGCATTTGTATTAGCAGGAGGATTGTCTTGTATATAAACAGTTTGAACTGGTTTATCTCCACTACTTTGTTGCTTAGCTACAAGATTCTTGTTTTCAATACCTCCATTAAACCAATACTCATTAATAATATTATTTTGTTTAATACCTACTGTAAGACCTACTGAACGTAATTCAGGAGGCAATTCTTTCAGAGCTTCTGCAATACTATTATAAGGTCCATACTTAGCATCAACATCAGGTAGAGGATTATAATTATCATCTACACTATTGTTAACAAGAGGCTGACCTATACTTATTCCTTTTCTCATATTATTTATTTCTACAAGTTATACGAATATCATCATCGAATATAGAAGGAGAATATAAGAAGAATACATCATAATGAATACCATCATAAATTCCACCTGGATTATTTGTCTTATAAGCACCTTCTTCTCCATCCCAAAGAGTAGTAACAAGAGCAGCACCATATTCAGCTTTAACAAGCGTCATAAGTGTATCAGGTATAAGAAGATAATGAATCTTCTTTTCTTGATAAATAGTAAATATATTATTCTTATCTCCTGTAATAGTTCTAGGAGTATTACCTTCTAATGCCATAATATCACTAACAGACATATTTTGAAATATCTGCGGTGCAATATCTGTATGTCCATAATACATAACATTCATTTTAGGAATAGACTTACATTCGACAATAAAGTCATTAGAATAATATGTTTCACCGTCTTCTCCTTCTACACTAGCTCTAAATATATAAAGTTGTCCTACTTGAGCATTAAGTGTTAATTCATTAAACTTAGCCGGACTATCAATAGATAATCCTGAAGCTATAATATTTTCTCTTTCGTTAATAACTTGATATATAGTAAGAGTATCTTTAGTTACATATTCTTTATTAGCGATAACAAATGTAGCTTCATTATATTTTATCTGTTGAGTACCAGTAATTGACATAGGAATATTAAGTTCAAATGTCATAAATACAGGTTTCTCATCAGTAGTATATTCAGTACAGTTCAAAGCTAAAGAAATATTAATATAATTAATGAGTAAATCTGCCTGTTTCCAATAACCTAATGTATAGGCGGCACAAGCAGATTGAAACATATTCCAACAATTAATGACTTGACGATTGATACCTTTACAAGTAGAAGTACAATCTTTAATCATGTCTACTCCTAAGTCACTTAACTTAATAAGCAATCTTTTATAAACACAATTATACTTACTTGGAACATCAAGATAAGTATACATTCCATTTTCGTTCTTTCTCATTGCATTACTATTAATTCGTTATACATTGCAATTAGATTTTGCTGTTGTTCTTCACTAAGTTTAGATTCTACATTAGACATATTACTAAGAATAACCATAGCATTATATCTACATATATCTTCATTAGTAAGAATGAATCCAATGTTGGAGAGGTGTACAACTTGTACAGCTCTATCAACCAATTTGCTTTTTACATTATCGAAGTTTATGTCCATCACTTTAATGTATTATTTGTTATATAAGTTATGTAAGACTGAAACTTCAAGTTTATTTTATTATTAAAACTAGATATTTTATCTTCTTTACTAAGATTGTTATTAAACACTATCTCTATTATAGACTTCTCTACTGACGGCATCCAATCCTTTTTCATATTATCACTAGCCTTTACTCCATTAATCTTATATAAAGCTAAGCTAGAGAATACACTGTAAAACTCTGCATTAACTATATTATGGATATTAGCAAGTATATTATCTTTATTAGTATGGATGTGGTTATTAATAACAGTATTAGTAACGAACATTGTCAATCTCATTGCCGAAGCGAGCATAGAATCTTCTATTGCAGTCTTACATTTGTCCTTATCTTTATCTATGATATTCTTTGTAATATCAGTAATAAACGTTGAGACTTGTAGTAATGACTCAGATACTTCATCAAGAGTATTGCTAATAGAACTAACAAACTTTTCGCTTTCAGTCTTTTTCTTATTGTCCAACCACTTATATAGTAGTAGGAAAATAGAAATAGTTATCAAGGAACTCAAGCCTTGATTAAGAGCAGATTCGATAATTTCTTTCATCCCTATTTATGATTAAAGGGATTACTACTAATTTTAACATTAATAGCAACCCCTTTATTAAACTATTACGAGTTATATTTACAATATTTTCTTTAAGCTCCTGCTGCTGCTGCTGCTGCCGGAGTATTAACAGATGCAAATATTGTTTCAAGAGTAGTTATTTGACCAGCTCCTGTCGGAATAGCAAGATGAATAATAGTTTTAACATTTTCGGTACTACCACTACGAAGGTCACGATGAGGATAGAAGGTTAGTGTAAATACTGTCCAACCGCCTGCATTAGAGAACTCCGGCAAAGTATATAACTTACGAGCATCATTGCTAGTAGAATTAATACCTTCACCACCAATACAACGAATCTGTAATTCTTTAAGAGCAGCGTCATCATTAATTGGTTTCATAGCTTTCATAGTAGTTATTTTTGCTCCAAATAACGAATCTCCTGCAATCAGATTCCATGCTTCATAATCAGTACCAGTTACGGTAATTTTAGCAGCAGCAACACTGGCAGTAAATCCTTCATTCTTACCAAGAGAATTAAGTTGAGTACTTAACTTCTTAGCAATAATAGCGGCAGTATCACCTTCACGAGCACGTTCACTAGCCGACCACTTATAACGTTCATTAAGAACAGTATGAGCTTTAGCCATAGTTAACGTATAATCCTTTCCTTCTACGGGGGTAGGAACAGTAATTTCCGCATTAAATTTAGTTCCGGCAGCATAGACACTCTTAACATAAGAGAAACGTCTAGTATCAATATCAGATACAATATTGGTATACTTGCTCTTATTAGCAAATACTCCACCACCAACAAACAAGGTAAACATCGGAATGTTCTTAGTAAGAGCTTTCGAGATGATTGCACCTTCGTTGTCGTAAAGAGCAACAGCACCCTCTGCAATACCTGCTGCATTAACAGCAGCTAAAGTGGCGGGAGTAGTAGCTAATGCAACATTACCTGCAAACAACAGTCTTTCCATTTTATTCTAATTTAGATAATTCGTTTGAAACTTTCTCATAACTATTATTATTAGAGATAGCATTAAAGGTATTAACAGCTCTCTTAATAACTTCGTGCATAACAATATCTGATAGTTCATTCGTAGTATCGGTTGCAATACTAATTAGAGTAGGATACTTAATATAATTAACTAAGAACTTTTCTATCTCGAATGTCGCAATTACTTCAATATTAGATTCAGTCTTATAACATATAGGACTTATAACAATAGACTTTGAATGATAATCGTTCATCGTCTCACTCACTAAGTCTAAGTCTATCAATCTACAACGATAAGACTTATCCCCCTTAAAGGAGTAGACAGATGTATAGAACATAGGTGTTGGATAGTCGTTTAACTCTATTTTATAACCAGTACCAAACATTATATCTCCTTGTTCAGCTTCAATCTTAATACTAG